AAAATAATCACTGAGAGAATCCCGCGAAAGCGGGATTTTTTGTGTTGACACTTGGCCCGGCGATGGTATAATAATAGTGTAACCAACCACTACTAAGGAGATTGATCTTGAAACTCGCACTGTGTTGCATCTCAAACGAACTGGCCGAGCGTGGCATTAAATTCCAGACCATGACATACGCAAGATTTTCTGCGTTGCCTCATATTCAAGCTCTGGATACACTATGCAATCGTATCTTAAACAATTTCAAAGTTACGCATGAGACTATTAAGCACTGCATTGCAACAGGCATAAAAGGTTATCGCTTATCTTCAAGCATTACACCACTGCTTAACCATCCAGATATTCGCATGACTCTTGACCAATTGCCCAATTTTAATGCTATTGCCGATGAAATTGACGCTACAGCCAATACCATTGCAAGCAACGACATTCGTATCTCTGCTCACCCGTCAGAGTATATCTCATTGACTAGCAAAGAAGACAGAGTTATAGATAACAGTATACTTGACCTTGAGATGCACGCTATGATATTCGATCTACTGCAACTACCATGCGATTATCGTTCACCACTTAATATCCATTGCCGTCAAGATGGTGATCCAGAAGAAATTTCATCACGTTTTATGTCTAACTTTGCTAGACTTTCTAAGTCTGTACGCAATCGTCTAGTATTGGAGAATAATGACAATGCTAAAGGTGTTTGGTCAGTTAAAAGACTCCATGATATTTTCCACATGCGTCATGGTATTCCTGTTACATTTGACAATCTCCATCATAAAATGTTGCCCGGAGATTTGTCAGAACAAGAAGCGTTCGAACTAGCTTATTCAACGTGGCCTACGACTCCATTATTCCATTACTCAGAAGGTATTGGCAACACTCGCAACCATGCTGATTATGCAGTTAACACTCCAAAATCATATGGTAAAGATGTTTATTGGGATTGTGAATTAAAAATGAAGTGTTGGGCTATTCAAGACATAATGCTAAGGAGTAAATAATGGGATTAAATTTCTTTAGTCGTAGCGAAAAATCGTCGAATGTAAATACGGGGTTTCAAGATGTAGCTATCCAGCCTCCAAATCCAGACCCATCGAGATATCGTGTGATTAGTCAGGAAATTATTGGAAGATATAGTATAGTTGAGGCTGAGTATACAGGTTGCACTACTTTTAATGGTAGAAAATTGATGGTACTAAAAACAGATCAAAAAATTGGATCTAAACAGCTTGACCCACATCTGCTTGGTAAAGGACATCCAGTCATTGCTAGGTTTGAACCAAATGAAAATGGGAAGAGGCTTGCAAAAATGTGTGTCCTGTACTTGAAGGAGTTTAATGTAGATTATTGTGATCCATAATGAAAAGCAGAGATCTCAATTACAAGTGTAATAATTGTGGCAGAGAGAATAAGCTATCAAAGGAGCTGTTTGAGCGTAAGCAGACTCCTTTTTGTAGAATGTGCTTTTCGTTGGATATAATTTGTACAGATGAACATGGAAAAATTTGGAGGATAGAAAATGAAAATTAAATTCCACGAAGAGACTTGGGCTTTAAAAGAGGAGTCAGGTGGATTCGAAGGTGCATACATTGTGAGCGCATCTCTGATAAAGCCAGAAGCATTTGAGATCATGTCACTTGCAACAAATGATGAAATCAACTATTCTACCATCTTGGTATATACGGATGATTTTATGGATGGATATACTACAAGACTATTGAATGTTCCTAACTGTTTATTTAAGGTATTAAAATGAGCCAAGCTAATCTTGATTATTATCAATGTAAATGGACTAATGAATGTCAAAATAGCAAGTGCTTCTGGAAGCAAAGAGATAGCTATGGACTTGAGCCATTTCCCATGTGGAGAGATGAGAACGGCGAATATCCAGCAATGAAAAAAAATGAAAGAATTAGACAGGAGTACGGAGATAGTTATTTTCCAAAGTTAAATATAACTGTCGGAACAAATACATATCATATTTATTGCGAGGATTACATTGAGACAACTTAAATTTAGAATCTGTTATACAGATCGACAAGATAATAAATCTATTATATATGATGCTAAAAATTTCCATATTGGACTTGATGGTAATATTCTAGAGAACTATGGCGATCCCAACGGTAAACATTCTTGGGAAGTTCCTTTTGATGTTTGGACTCTTCCTTTTATTCAACAGTGGACTGGATTACAAGATAAGAATGGCAAGGATATATATGAAGGTGATCTAGTTACAGTATATGATAAAAAAATATATGAAGTAAAGTGGGGGAAAGCATATAATGGCTTTCAATATAATTTATATGATAAGGATGATGATCTGGACGATTACTATGGAGGAATTGGAGACAACCGTTGTCTAAAAGTCATAGGTAATATTTTTGAAAATCCGAGGTATTTTGATGAGACAATTTAAATTTAGAGTTTGGCATAAAAATGAATTGAGATGGCTAGACCCTTGGGCTGAAGAAGATCCTATACTTTCATTAAAAGACTTTGGCCAAGGCTGCACAGTCTACCTTTACGATAGAGAAGATTCTGAACATACCAATAAGTATTGTCAGATGGATGATATAGTTATACAGCAATACACAGGAATGAAAGACTGCGATGGCGTAGAAATATATGAGGGCGATCTAGTTGATTTTGACATATGCATATCATCTAATAAAGGTGAATTTGAGAGCTATAAAAAACAAGAAGTTAAATACTGCGAAGTTAACGGCGTCTACGTATTTGGAAAAGATGAGTTTTGTATGCTAGATCATATAGTTAAACATACAGTTAAAGTAGCAGGGAATGTATTTAATGAGACAGCTTAATAATAAACCCAGATGTGACAAATGTGTCAATGCTATAATATATGAAGACAGAAATTACGACTATACACCAAGTTTAATGTGCCGCCTAGAGCATGAAACTATTGAAGCTGGCATTATGAAATTTTATCCAAAAGAGCATACATGCAAAGATTTTGAAAAAGGAGATTCTGAATACACATGAGACAGCTTAAATTTAGAGTCTGGGATACACGCGACAATGAATTCGTGCATGTTGATGATCTATATTGGTTTGAAGAGAACTTTATTCACAATTCAGAAGATGCATCTGCATCTATTCAACAGTATACAGGAATAAAAGATTGTAATGAGATAGAAATATATGAGGGCGATCTAGTATCATTTAAAGTAAATACCTTCGCAGAAATTTTATCGTTTGAAAATCAAGAAGTGAAATATCTAGATGAGTACGCAATGTTTATCTTTGGCGATTATTGCCTGAGAGATTATATAATTCATGAGTCAATCAAAGTGACGGGGCATAGATATGAGTGATCGTAATATAAGATTTATCGGATCTATAGTTTTTTTATCTATAGAGATTGTTTTGTATATGATTATGTATATCATTATAAGGGATAACTTTGAGGATAGCCCTGTTAGTTTTTTCATTGTCATGATATTAGTTCAGTCACACTATTTAAATCTAAAAATATTAGAGAATAGAGATAGAATAGAAAAATTAGAAAGAGGATCTCGATGAGCAATAAAGTAGAGCTAATTGGTTGGTATGGTGGAGATGAAATCAATGCGTGTTCAGCTTGGACTTCTACGTCCAGAGATTTAACAGATGAGAAGAAAGATCGTATTCCTAAGCTGCTAAAGATGTTAGCTGAGAATGGACATGAAACTCCATTTGAAAAATCTATAGTTCACTTTTTAGTAGATACTGAGATAGCATCACACATCCATATCCTGAAGCATAGAATCTCCAGTCTTAACGCTGAAAGTGCAAGGTATAAAGAACTTAAGGAAGATAAATTCTATATTCCAGAGGATTGGCAAAATGTTAAACTTGAAGAAGATTTAGATATTGAGAATTGGTATGGGCATTTCTCTGCTTTAAAAGGTGAAGCTTGGTCTAATATATTGGAAGATTATACAAAAGTTGGAAATGAATTATATCATCGAGCGTTAAAAGATTTGACCGCTACTCTTGGACGTAAGCGAGCTAAAGAATCAGCTCGATTCTTCAAGACTTATAACTCTCAAATTCAAGCTGACGTAATGTTTAACTTTCGTAGTTTTGTTAACTTCCAAAGACTTCGCAACTCAGAACATGCACAACTTGAAATTCGCGAGATTGCAGCGGAGATGTTGAGACTTGTAAAAGAAATTCCGGGCGATCCATTTAAATATACTATTGAGGCTTTTGGATTATAAATGTCATACCTTAACTGCAACATACCTCCAATAGAATGCTATGTTAGAGGTGAATTCTTACAAAATCTTGAAGGTGGACATGGAACATATTATCCATGTTTGCTTTTTGGATTCTCTAGCATAACAGGAAGAGTTCCTCTCTTTCATTCAATACTAGAAGATGGTGGAGTCTTTTGGAGATTACCAGTATCTGCGTTTTGCCATGAAGAAGGAACCCCAATTATAGGATCTAATGAACAAGAATTCCTAGAAGAGATAGAACTATGGGATTGCTTTAGTTATTATCCATCTATTACAATATTTGAAGTCTTAAAGAATAAAAGAATTAAATATGTCAGTAGAAAGGGAATTGAATATTTTGGAAGATATATGTTTACAATAGATTGGGCAAATGAAGAAAGCAATGTAGCGGCCATGGGTTTTAGTGAAGCTCCGGGCCAACATAAATGTGGACATTTTATACAGCTTGACAATGGGAATTTTGCCATACAGCCAAATAATAGAATTAAAATACACGATCCATCGTTTTGCACAAAACCAAATGCTCAAATACCTAGAAAAATACATACTAAAATATGGACAGCTGAAGGTAATTGGAAATGGATATTAGAAGATAATGAAAATTATGAATACAACATAGAAAATAGGAAAGATAAACCATGCCCAAATACTACGTCAGAGTAACTGAAAAGCTACCGCTTGTTGAGGGAGCAGTTAATCCACTCAATCTCATTAAAGATTATCAAGAGATTGTAGATGCAAAGAATGAGCTTGACGCTTGTTTAAAAGTTTGGCTGAGATTAAGGATTGATGCCAAGGGTGCAGTCTGGATTGTAAATGAAACCGGATTTGCCGATAGCGACGACGATATCTATTTCAACGACGATCCAGTGATAAAAAGAATTGATAAAATGAGAAAAAGGCGAAGAGACCCTTGACAGGGCCGATTCTCATGTTAGAATAGTAGTACAAGAAACGTCAGATTGGACTTAACAAGGAGACAGAGATGATTATTGCAGATGAAAAAAGAAAAGTTGTTCGCTCAAGTGGTTTTCAAGAATCAACATTCAAGATCGAGACCAGCTCCAAGGCTTTCAACATTCTCTCATCTAAGTTGTATAGCGATCAATATCAGGCTATCGTGCGAGAACTCTGCACAAACGCCTCAGATGCCCACGTAAATGCCGGTATTAGCGATGTTCCAATCGAAGTCCACCTTCCAGACTTCATCGACCAATCGTTCTCTGTGCGTGATTATGGTAACGGTATCGACCCCGAAGAATTCGAAAAGATTTACACTACGTACTTCTATTCTACCAAGACAACCTCTGACACTCAAGTCGGGTGTTTCGGCCTTGGTTCAAAAAGCCCCTTCGCATATACAAAGCAATTCACTGTAGAGAATAACTACAATGGACACAAGTATATCTACCTGTGTTTTGAAAATGAAAACGGCGAACCTTCTGTTTCCCTTATTGCTAATAGTCCTACTGAAGACAAGGGTGTAAAGGTTAGCTTTTCTGTTAAGAACTCTGACAACTCTAGCTTTAGAAAAGCCGCAGATAGAGTTTTAAGCTGGTTTGACCTCAAGCCAAAGTGCAATGACCAGTCTGGCAATATCAAAAACTTCATGAGTGGAAGAAAGGGCGAGAGGTTCGTTTTACTTGGCAAGGCCGATGGATTTGATAAGTATGAACATACTAATGATTACAACGCCAATATTTTTGTTCGTATGGGCCAAGTCATCTACCCTTGTGATAGTGAAACGCTAAAAGGCTTGTTCATTAATAAAACTGTTGTGATTAATGCTAACATAGGTGATGTTGACATTACCCCTTCTCGCGAATCGCTTGAATACAGAGCTAAGACTAATAGTTTTATCGAGGAAGTCAAGAATGAATTTCTAAAAGATATTAGACAATCATGTCAAGATGTGATCAAGTCTGATGACAAGACTGAATTTGAAAAGTTTAAGACTGTCTTTGACCTAATCAATAATAGTGGAGTATCAAGAAAACTAATAAAAGATATCGTAGACAATGAGTACCAAACCTCACACGACGATTCTTATTACTATGCACAATTATTTCAAGATAGCTTCTCTAAAGATATATCCTTTTGTCGATATGACAAATGGAGAGATAAAGTTGAGATTCTCAGAGTGGGAGACAAAGGATCTGCAAGGATTCACGAAAATGCTATTATTGTAATTAAGGACAAAAGGGTTAACTTAAATGCAAAAATAAAAGAGTTGATTAAAAATCATGTCATGTGTGGCGTACACTATGCAAGTGTTTTTATCGTTGATCTTGCAGATAAAAACGTGCTTAAAGCTGGATACGGTTTCCAAGAATCAGATTTGCTTTACTCATCTCAGTTGACATACAATAAAAATGCAAGTCCAAGCAGAGCAAGCACTGGTAATAACTGCACTGCTATGACCTATACAATCAATGGTGCAGATAGAAAAGGTATTAAGCTAGACAAAGATACTAAAGATGGATACTATCTTAAAGATGGCGAATATTATGGCTTAGACACTTCAAGTATTAATAACAGAGATGTAATTGGAGATAAGACAGTGTATATTTTTACTGACAATCAATTCAACAGTTTGAAAGTGGGCGAGCGTAACTTTGTAAATTTTCTAGATTATCTTGTTGATGAAGTCCAAACTAATAAGGACGAGATCATTCGCATGTTATCAAAAGATAATATGCGTAGTGATAAGACATGGAAAGCTCTTCAAGATATTCATGGGCTAACTGATGTTGCATCTATCATTGATAACTATGTACTTGAATATAATGATTGTCAATTAGATCATAGGAAGATAGGATATTACGAAGCGATTACAAATATCATTCGTCGTCATAATCATTCGCTATATCAAGAAATTGAAAAAGCAATCGGTGACTTGGATATCAAGCACCGTGAAGCCCAGAATAAAATCAAGGAAAAATACCCCCTGCTGAAAGTTTTGATTGACAACAGGGATTTTGACGGTATAATTAAACAAGTGGCCCAATACGTTGATCTGGTTTCTACAACAATTCAAAAGGATGGTGAAGTATGAGTAACATCGCATTTATCGGAACAGAGAACTCCCTGACAGTTAGCTTCTTGGATACTGCTAAAGTATATAATATTGACGCAACTCATCTAAATTGGCAAGTGGTCTTAGATAAGCTAGACGCTGAAGACTATGAGGGTCTTGAAGAACTCCTAAGCGTCAAGAAAGCTGTTGAAGTATATGCTTCCGCTTCTGGAGTTGAAGTTGATGATATTGGTGTTAAGTATAATGGAAATTATATTGACAACTATGCCACTCAAAAGATTATGGAGTTTATGAAAGCAAAACTTCCAGTTAAGCCTCTTCTAAACTTTGTAAGTAAGGTAATGGCAAATCCTTCTCGCAGAGCAGTGCAAGAGCTTTATAAGTTCCTTGAGCATGGCCAAATGCCACTAACTCCAAGTGGTAATTTCTTGGCTTATAAATCAGTACAAGAAAATTACAAGGATTGGTATAGCGGCAAGTTCTCCAACACTGTGGGCAGCGAGCATACAATGGCCCGAAATGATGTGTGTGATGATCCTGATTTGGGCTGTAGCTATGGATTCCACGTTGGCACACTGGCCTACGCTACAGAGTTTAATCGCGGGTCTAATCGCCTGATGATTGTTGAAGTTGACCCGTCAGACGTTGTGAGCGTTCCTCACGACTGTCAGAATCAAAAGCTCAGGACGGCGAAGTATAAAGTTGTGGGAGAATTTGAAAAACCTCTTGCCAACGACTATTCTTCGCAGTATAATAATGACGAGGACGAGGACGAAGACGAGGATGACGATGATTGCGGATTTCCAAACTGCGATTGTGACGAACCTGATGAGTGCGATCAACTTCGCGAAGAGCTAGACGAGTGTCCTTATCACAACAAGCGTGATCAAAACGGCAGATTCTGTAAATAAGATGTTAAATAAAAAGTATAACTCTCGATAACTATAACATCTTAGAGTTAAGAGAGAAAAGGGGATTAGCGATGGAAGAACAAGCATTATTCTTTATGGGGTGTTGCTTATTCTTGCCAATGCTAATCCCTCTTTTTGTTGGTTCACCTGAACCTGAAATAAGAACAGTTACAAAGGTTAAATTCATAAAGCGTCCACAAACTAAATTTGCTAAGCCAAATTACAAAGTTAAAAAGGTGAAAGCTCCAGAGATTATCGCAGAAAAAGAAGTCCCTAAAGTATTAAAAGAAGATGCGGTGGAATGCTTGACGAGTTTGGGGCTTAAAAAAGCTGCCGCGAACAAGAAGGTAAACGATCTTTTTTCAAAAAATAAATATAATTCCCTAGAAGAGTTCCTAGTGGATGCCTATAAGCTGTGATGTGTATATAATAGTGTATACAACTTTTCAAATTCAATAAGGAGACCTTGATGCAAAATTTAGCCAGCACACTACTGGGGTTCGTAGTACAGATTCATGTATTCCATTGGTTAACAACCTCATTTTCCCAACATGAAGCTCTAGGCGATCTGTACGATGGGATTCATGACCTAACAGATAGTTTTATGGAAGTATACATGGGTAAGTACGGCAGGAATATTGGGGCCAACACAGCAAGCATGATCACTTATAACTCTGCAAATGTTACTGATTGTATCTCTACTTTTGAATCTTTCTTGATTGGTCTATCTAATGAATTAGATCCAGCAGATACCGACTTACTTAATATTAGAGATGAAATGCTTAGCTTGGTTCATAAAGCTCAATATCTTCTTACTTTAGGTTGATAGGATTTTATTTAGGAGACGATATGAATAAACCACTTAAAAAAATCCAAGAGTCGGGCAAAGATAAATTTGTCAATACGAAAAAATTACAGACAAACACCCTGCCTAACGGAACAAGACAAGATAAAGAACCTATGGATACGCCACTAGAAGTTGATCAGTTATCTTATTCTAAAAAAGACAAGGCAGATAAAATCCTGCCTCCAATCACAAATGATTCAAATGTAGCAAATAAAAAGTCAAAGATTAATCAACTTGAAGAATCTTGGAAAGAAAACAAAAAAGAAAAAGATAAATCAGATTACGAAAGGGGTAATTTCTAATGCCACTGCCAAGTAAGAAAAAAGGTCAAGATTCTAAAGAGTTTGTTGCTGATTGTATGGGCAATGACGCAATGAAAAAAGAATACCCAGATCAGGCCCAAAGAACAGCAATCTGTATTCATCAATCAAAAGGCGACATGATGGCTAAAGCTGATCTGCATATGCAATATGCTGGGGCTGAGTGGGATGATGAGTGGGATGAGTTTACTTATGAAGTTACCATTGCGGGTGGAGTCTTTTATGAGGATGACAAAGATAAGACTCTTGAAGGCAATTCCCCCCATGAAGGATTGGGTGATAAAAAACAACCTTCAAAAGTTAAATTGAATAAACCCTTTAGAACCCCCAAAGGCCCGAAGAAATTCTCTGTATATGTTAAGAACGATAAAGGTAATGTTGTCAAAGTTAATTTTGGCGACCCGAATATGAGCATTAAGAGAGACGATCCAGAAAGACGAAAGTCTTACAGAGCTAGACATGGATGTGATAATCCGGGGCCAAAATGGAAAGCGAATTACTGGAGTTGTAAAATGTGGTCTAAGACTAATGTAAGCGATATGACATAACATGAGAACAAAACAAGTTGTAGCTATAAACGAAGTCCCCTCTGATTTATTAGATAATTATAATAAAAAAATTGAAGAGGGGAAAATATTGTGGAAAGATAAAAAAGTTGTTATATGTGGATTAGCTAGAAATTGTGAATCCAAGATTGATAAAAATATTGATCTTATAAATAAACTTGGAAAATATTTTAAAGATTATAAAATTGTTATATTTGAAAATAATTCAGATGACAACACAAGAGAAAAGATTAGTTCTTATAGCAATATAGATCTTATTGGAAATAATGATGGCGAAGATTTTTCTAGTGGATATGAAGAGTCAAGAATCCAACGGTTGGCAAATTACAGATCGCAAGTTCAGAGTTATATAAAAAATAATTACAGTGATTACGATCATGTTATAATTATAGATTTTGATATTAAATTATTTTCTATTGATGGAATTTTAACATCATTAGCTTGGGATAAAAATTTTGATGTAATGGGCAGTGTTTCACTTGTATATCAACCAGATTTAGTTAGTGAAGATGGTTTTGTACACTATGACAGATGGGCTTTCAAATTCCATACATGGTACGAAGAATGGTCAATATCACAAGAAATGGATATGAGATGGTTTTGGTATTGGAAACCACCAATAGGAGCTAAGCCTATAGAATGTCTTAGTGTGTTTGGTGGTTTAGCTATATATAAAATCAATGCATATTTATCTGGATATTATGATTATAAGCACCCAGAAGAAATTAGTGGATGTGTAACATCTGAACACAATCAGTTTCATTACACTTTACATAAAAATGGATATAATAAAATATATATAAATCCTTGTCAAAGAGTTATAATATAATAAAGAATTGGAAAAATTATGAATAGAACAGAGGCTCTGCATTGCATAAAAAGAATAATAAAAGAAAACCCAATAACTTGTGAAATTGGATTTTTTAAAGGTGATTTTTCAAAAGAAATAAATACGATCCTTGATTCTAAAATTCATTATGTAATAGATACATTTAACGACAATAGACATATTTCTGGCGATAAAGACGGACAAAATCACACATGTCAAGATATGACATTAATGAAAAATTATTCCATATCATTAGGATTTAAAACTGTTGAGGGTTGTAGTGATGAATTAATTAATGTACAAGATACGTTAGATTTTATATATATAGACGCTGATCACAGCTATGAATGGGTAAAAAAAGATTTAAACAATGCACTGAAAAAAATAAATAAAAATGGAATAATAGCCGGACATGATTATGAAAAAAATATATTTCCGGGATGCTTTCGTGCTGTAAATGAATTTTGTCAACAGAATAATTACGAAATATCAATATTAACAAATGATGGATGTCCATCATTTTTTATAATAACATAATAATAAAAAATAAAACAATGCTAAAAAAAATATTAATATCTGGATATAATGGCGATTATTTTAATAGAATGTCTAATATTACATTTCCAATAATGAAACAATACGCTTTAAATTATAACATGGAGTATAAATTATACGAATTACCATATTTAAATAGACCAATTTCATGGTCTAAAATACCTATAATTCATGAATTATTAAATAAATACGATTTAGTTATTTGGCTAGACTCAGATGTTGTCATAATAAATCAGTCCGAAGACATTACATATCAATGTAATGACAATAATATACAATATTTAGCCAACCACAATGTCGCAGGAAACAAAAATCCCAATTGTGGAGTTTGGATATTAAAAAAAGATATGATTCCAATTTTAGAACAAGTCTGGAAAATGGAAAAATATATCAATAATTGTTGGTGGGAACAGGCAGCTCTTATAGAATTAATGGGGTACGAAATAAATTATAATTCTACAGGAGGTAATGTTGTGACTTTTAAAAATTATGAAAATGAATTATATCAAACAACAGGAAAGTTAGATTCAAAATGGAATTACTGCGAACCAGATATAGATAGATCTAACAATCCATTTTTTTTACACTTTGCGGGAATTCCAAATAGGCTTGAAAGTATATATAAAATTTTAAATAAGGAGATAGAATGAAAAAAGATTATATAGATACAATGAGCGAATACACAGAAGCTGACAAGCCCGGATTATGGGAAAATATTCGAAATAAAAAAGATCGCGAAGGCAAGAAATATAAACCAGCTAAGCCCGGTGATCCTGATCGACCAGATCCAGAAGCGTACAAAAAAGCCCAGTCATGAAAACGCTCCAAATAATAACGCCTTGCTCAAGACCTCAAAACTTGCAAAAGATAAAAGAAAATATAGAGCAAGTTATAAAAGTTTCTTATGATTGGTATGTAGTATTTGACCGTAATACCGATCCAATCGAAATTTCTTCAGATGATATTAAAATTTATAAAAATCACGACACTCCAAGTCAGTTTGGAAATATGGAAAGAAATTATGCATTAAATTATAAAGATAATTACGAGTTCGTATATTTCTTAGATGACGACAATCTAATTCATGAAGACTTTATGGGTCTTTTTAATTATATAGATCCAACAACTGATATCTATGTATTTAATCAAGATTACAGAATGTTATCTGGAACTCATAAAGGATGTACAGAAGGCAATACAGACACAGCTTGTTTTTTAATGAGGTCAAAAATAATTGGAGATGTTCGTTGGCATCCCTTTGATTATGGAGCAGATGGAAGATTTATTGGAGACCTACAAGCTAATAATGTTGTAAAATTTATTCCAGTATTTTTTGCTAGGTATAACATGTTAAGAAAATGAAAACTCAATCTTCATGAAATCTTAACTTGACAATGGGATTGGGGTCGGTTATAATAATTGAGTACGAAGGACATCGCGTTGGTGTCCTTCTTCTTTAAACACTTGAGAGAAAAATAAAAATGATCAAAACACAAAATGCTAATCGTCGTGGATTTACATTAATCGAACTATTGGTTGTAATCGCGATTATTGCGGTGCTGATTTCACTTCTGCTTCCAGCAGTGCAGTCAGCTAGAGAAGCAGCTAGGCGAGCGCAATGCACAAACAACCTAAAACAGTTAGCTTTGGCAGCACATAATTTTGAAAACGCACAAGGCACATTTCCACGCTCTGGAGAGCATAATGTAACAGTCGGCAGCACAACTTATAAGACGCAGGATTATCATAGTGCATTCACAATGATCCTTGGGAGTATTGAACAGGGTAATGTTTATAATCAGCTTAACTTGCAACTACCATATAATTTTTCTGGTAATGTAACTGCAAGTGCAACAGTGATTAACGCATTCTTGTGTCCAACAAACGCACTTGAAAGTGATCGACAGAATGGACGCGATAGTATTGGATTTGGTTGTATTGACTATGCAACAGCTCCTTATACTGAGATCATGCCCGATGGCACTACAAAGTGGCAAGCGGGTTATGTTGGGCCAACACCAGCTCCCGGATCATTGACTGGCAATGCTTATGGCACATCTGCTTATAAAGCGTATGGATGTACAGTATGCTCCTCTAGTAAAATTTATCAAATTGATCCAGCAAGAGTTTTGGATGGAACGGTCGATATTAATAAGGGTGGAGCAACGATTGGTGCAACGACAGATGGCACATCTAATACTGCTATGTTTTATGAAGACACTGGTCGTAGCCCAAAGATGCAAGGCGTTGGTAACTACGCTTCTCCAACAACCGATTACGCTCCTGACTTGAATGCTCCTGCTCCTTATGTTCAAGGCGCTCGACGATCATGGAGATGGGGTGATCCTGACAATGCTGCTGGCGTTTCAAATGTTATCAACAACAATAAAACGGGTGGATTTGGCAAGCCAAGTTGTGGTGCTAATGACTGGGGTATTCATGACTGCGGTCCAAACAATGAGATCTTCTCATGGCATCCCGGTGGAGCTAACATGGCAATGACAGATGGATCTGTAAGGTTTGTTAAAGATACAACAAATGCAGCGATTGTCAGAGCTTTGATCACGCGAGCTGGCAACGAAGTTATCTCAGCCGATTCTTATTGATATAACAAAAGTTAATAAATATGAGTCGTCCTTTTGGGCGACTCTTTTTTTTGGAGAAAATAATGGTAGAATTTCTATTGCAGAATGAGATATTTGTATTTGGTAGCAATACTGAAGGTAGGCATGGAGCTGGGGCAGCTAAAACTGCAATGGCTTGGGGTGCAGAATATGGAAAGAATAGTGGGCGTCAGGGGCAAACTTACGCTATAATAACTAAAGATTTGCGAACTGGATTTATAGGATGGGATTTTATTAGAATTCAACTGGAAGTTCTTATGAAATATGCACAAAGAAATGACGATCTTGTCTTTTTATTAACTCCACTGGCAACAGGACTAGCCGGACAGACTATTGAAGATTTAGATAATGCTATTAAAGATCTATATTTTCCAGATAATATAATTAAACTTTGGGAGAGTTATTAATGTTTTTACAATGCCCTATAAATAGTCTTGGATATGGTCAAGTTGGATTTAATATAGCAAAACAATTAGCTAAACAGCTTGGCGATAACTTGACAATCTTTCCAGTTGGTCAACCAGAACCAGAGCTATATGAACAATTAGCTCAATTTGATTGGAGAAATAAGGATGAGAACTTAAAATGGTCTCAACCATGTCTTAAAATTTGGCATCAGAATGGTCTACATGAATCTGTGGGCAGAGGAGAGAAGGTTGGATTTCCAATCTTCGAATTAAATAAATTCACTCCAGAAGAAAAAAGGAGTATGAAATCTTGTCATCAACTTGTAGTATGCTCTGAGTGGGCTAAAAATATTGTTGAAGATGAGCTTGGTATATCTCCAAAAGTTATACCATTAGGTATTGATAGATCAATCTTTAATGAAAATAATAATGTAAGAAGAAAGCCTACTATTTTCTTTAACTGTGGAAAATGGGAAATTCGCAAAGGGCATGATATTATTAGACAGTGCTTTGACAAAGCCTTTAGTCAAGATGATAATGTAGAGCTTTGGATGATGTGTGAAAACCCCTTCTTGGGAGAAAAGAATAACGATTGGATCAATTATTATAAGAGTTCTTCTCTTGCTAGTAAAATTAGATTTATTCCAAGGCAAAAATATCATCGCGATGTGTATAATATTATGAGACAAGTTGATGTTGGAGTATTTCCAGTTAGGGCTGAAGGTTGGAATCTAGAATTATTAGAACTTCTTTCGTGTGGAAAACACGTGATTACAACTGATTATTCTGGTCATACGGAATTTACGAATAGGAATAATTCTTATATTGTAGAAACAGACAAGTTAGTATCAGCTCAAGATGGAATATGGTTTCATGGTCAAGGCGAATGGGCTGAACTTGGAAAAGATCAAGAAGATCAAATTATAAATCATATGAAAGAAACTCATAGATTAAAACAAGATAGTGAACTAGAACTAAACTTAGCAGGTATTGAAACTGCTATAAAATTCTCTTGGGAAAATACGGCAAGGGAGATCTTAAATGGAATTTAATAGTCCAGAAGAACTTTTAGAACAGTACAATAACGGATTACAAGGTGCAGTATGTGATCCAGTTGACATGGCTAAACTTATGCATGAATTACCACATCCACTATTTGGAGATGCTGGTGATCAATTATTATATGGCACAGGAAAAGGTGTTTTATCTTTACCGTACAAAGCAATTCAATATTTCTTCCCTTCTTTTGGAGGGGATGAATCACAGACCACTGGCGATTGTGTTAGTCATGCAACACGCAATGCTGTAGACATCACTAGAGCCTACGAGATTCTCTATGGCAAGGAGAAAGAATCTTTCATTGCTAGAGGTGCTACTGAGCCAATCTACGGTTCTAGGGGGTCTAGCGGTCTAGGAATGCACTGCTCACAAGCTGCAAGGTTTGTAAGCGTGACGGGTGGATTCTTACTTCGTCAAAAATATGAAAAACTCGGCATTGACTTATCCACGTACAATGCTAAAATAGGAATGAACTGGGGCGGCAGAGGCATTCCAGAACCAGTTATCAAAGAATGTGCAGAGCATAAAATCACTACAGTAACAACTGTAAATAGCGTAGAACAAGCTAGAGACTTATTGGCTAACGGGTATGTTTTATCTGTTTGCTCTAATTATGGATTCTCTTCTCAGAGAGATAAGAATGGAATAGCTGAACCTCAAGGTAGTTGGGCGCACGCAATGGCATTAATTGCATGTGACGACACTTATGAAAGATTTAATGAAATGCTATTCCTAGTTCAAAACAGTTGGGGTCTTTGGAATAGTGGACCTAAATGGTATGAACAACCAGATGGAAGTTTCTGGGTTAGGCAAAAGGTTGCTGAGGGTATGATTGGTGCTGGAGCAACATTTGCCTACACTAACTTCAATGGCTTTAAACGCAAGATGGATTGGACAAGAGTCAAGGAGATTTTCGCATGAATTTAAAAAGTGTGGTAGTTCTTGGACTTGGATTAATTGTAGGCTATACCTATAGTGAATATAAGGCAGCAGATAAACAAATTCAAGTATACGGATCTAGAGATATTCAATCAGATCTAAAAAAAGAAGTTGAGAGAGTTAATAGTATTTTAGATACTACAGAAAAGAAAAATATTAAAAAAGAAAATGTACCAAAGCCAGCTCCTCCAGCACCTGAAATCGCATGTAAATGCAACGGGACTGGCGAAATAGTTCAGGCAGATGGTAATAAGCTCAAATGTCAATGTTCAAAAGATGGTGGCGTGTGTAAATGTAAACCAAAAGAAGAGCCGCCAATCCAGACAACTCAACCTCAAGTACAACCCCAAGTACAATATATTCAGGTGAACCCATGAGTGCAACAGAAGATCTGGCTAAAGAAATAGCCTCAAATATAGAGGATGGCGAAAACAGCTACTCTTTTGATTTTGGTCTAATTGTAATTATTGGATCAATCATTATTGGAGTTCTTCAATTGCTAATGAAATGCAATGTGTTTGGAAGAAGTCTAGAAGACCGGGTTAAAAATCCCGGCACGCTAGATAAAATTCTATTACGTAAAGCTGTAAAAGATAAACTTCCAAAAGAGTATGCCCATTTAAGACCGCAAGTGCAAGATCTTATACTGGCAAAGTCAAAAAAAATAACATCAGAAAATTTTCAATCAATCGTTCAGGAGGCAAAAAATGCAAACTAAAATTCAAGCATTGTTACAATCTCGTAGGTTCTGGGTCGCAGTGGCTGGCGTCGTAGCTGTAACAACAGAAAGTCTAGGAATTACTACTCTAAGTTCAGAACAGATCCAAAATATTGTTCTGCTTTGTGCAAGTTGGATTGTTGGCGATTCGCTCAGAAAGACTGAGGTGACACAATGAGTACGGGTCAAATAATTTTCTTAGGTCTTGGGATTGTTTTAGTTCTATCGTCCTTTGATTTCTCATCTTTGCTTAAAAGGCTAGAGAAGAAAGCTAATGAAATAGATATTCCAAATATCATTCCAGCTCCTAGTCCAGTTAATACTAAAGATAACTTAGTCGAAATTGTTCAAAAGTGGCAAGTCCTAAAAGATGCTTGCGAAGAGAACAATCTATCTGAAGCTGTAACAAAATTAGACGAAATTTTCCCGATGCTAATTAAAGTGGATAAATAACATGAATTTAAGACTATATTTAGGAATAGGTTTGATAGTTATCGGATTCTTCTGGGATAGCATATCAATATCTAATATTAATAAACCTGTTGCTCCATCTACAGATTACAATAAAATATTAGACTTAAAAAAGCCTAGTGATAAAGTATATGAAGAATTAAAAGATGTAAAGTCTATAGTCTCAGGACCAGATGAAGTTTTTGACAGAGAAGTGATTGCTATATTTCATAATGAAATGGGTAAGAGATTACCATCTTATGAAAATGTAAATTCGATATCTTTTGAAAATTTCTATGTAGACTCTGCTAAACTAACTTTTAATAGTAGATTAAGCAATAAGTATAAAGCTCTTGGAGATAGAATGTATAAAATCATACTATCTACGCTCGGAGAAAATGAATCGATCATTACAAAAGAAGAGCAAATAGCTTTATCTGAAAAAATGCGAGCAATGGCTTGGATTTTACTAAATTAACTTGACATTTTGATGTGGGTCTGATATAATACATTAGACCCATTTTCAAAAGGAGAAGAAATGAAAAAGCAATACACCGCAGTGGTTTCCCTGATTGCAGTATTTCATGATAAGTCATATCCACAGGCAGATCCTAACTATATAAAAATACTATTAGACGATGAAGATAAAGTTCTAAAAAAAGAAATTAACTTATTCCACGAAAATATAGACGCCTGTCTAGCAGAATTATTTAATGAGTATATAAAAATTAGCTACGAATGGGCAGAAAAAGAGCTAGTGATATGTAGAAAAAACAACGATGAAATAGAAATTATATACAGAGTTATAATGCCACACTTTAGAGATTGCACGAAGAAGGGCAATATTTTAAATATAACTGATTTTTTTAACTTAACAATGGATGAATATTATGTCGAATGTATCACTGGAACCCCAAGAGGATTCTGAAGAAGAATTTACACCGAAGTCGTTTATAATCTTTTGCCTTGATGACGATGGAAATGTAGCGTTCGAAACGTCATGGGGAGATACAATCGAAGATATAAAGAAATTTGCTGTTCTTTTGAGTAAAGTAAATGACGGACAATTTGAAAAAATGATACTAGAGCAATTAAAGATTCAATCAAAAGAAAAAGAAAATGGCTCAAAGCAGTATTATGCTTTTAATAAAAGTTATAAAGAATTACAAAAGCCAACAGATTTAGTTATAGATCCTACCAATGTGGAGTTAAACTAATGAAAAAAATAATGTGGGAAAACTGGAATGAAAAAGAAATCGAACTATCTGAAGGTGCATCCTTAGAAAGTCTAATGCTTGATAACTCAGATAATTCAGAAGATCAAATGATGCAGCTAGAGAATTTACTACCACCTTTTATGGCTGAAATGCAATCTCCTAATTTACATACTCCATTCGGAGTTGTTCCAACAGAGTCGGCCTTGAAGCCATCGGATAGATGGCAATGCTGGATGGGATATACAAACTTTGATCTAACACATAAAGTGTCAGACAGAATGAAAGTAATTAACGGAGTGGAAGCTCTTAGGATTATGAGTCGATATACATTTTGTGTAGGCGTAGGAAAAATGTTTAACTTTACTAGCGTTCGGAAGGAAATAGAAAATGCAATCTGTAAACAGTGAACAGAATAATAAAAGATTCGAAGAAGCTATTAATAATGACTACTATAAAAAAATTATGCATAAAGTATGCAATGAAAATCTAAAAGGGATGGCCACTAAGGACGAAATAAAGTCATTGATAATGAATACGCTTTGGAACTGCATTCAAAAATTTGACGATCAAAAAAAGGTAAAGTTTTCTTCTTATCTATATAGAAGCATTCAAAATAACTCTAGAAGAATTTACAAGAGCAAAGCTAAAGAGTTTAGAAATATTGAATACATAGAAAATTATCATAGCATCCCAGATAATGACTTTAAAAATAAGCAAGAGGTTAGAGATATATTGATGTCTGTAGTAGATTTAAATCCAGAATTGCATAATATACTAGTTCAAAAGTTTTATTATAACATGACAAATAAGGAAATTGGAGAGGCAAATGGCTATGGCAAAGAAGCTGCAAGAAAAAAATTAAAAAAGGCTATAGAATTGTGTCGCGAATTGTGTATAGTATAATAGGAAAAGGAACTTATAGTTAAAAAGGACAAAAGGAAATTTAAAATTTAAAAAGAACGAGGTAATAGCTATGGTTCCAAATCAAAGTGTAAACCCATATTTGAAGAATACTTCTGATGGGACATTCACAAAGCAAACTTATGGCGGCACAATCGTTGGACTTTCTTCTCCAACGACAATTATTACAAAAGCCCTTTTAGTTAAAGATATTAATGCTAGCGAACCTAACATTTATACTTTTCCTAAATTACTATCCGGCAACAGAACTTACAACACTGCTAAGATTCTAAGTTCTGGTACTTTTGCTTATAATGCAGCTGTGAATAAGACTTGGGTCATGACAAGATTGACAACAACTCTTGCTGGCGTATCCAAGACTTTCCTCCAGTTCATTGGCAATGTTGAATCTGCACCTTCTATTGCGTATTATGTAAAAGATAATTGGGTCAATAGAACTAGTGCAATTCGCACCAACCTCTTCAGTCGTACTGGATACAGCACAACTGGAACTGGATATGGTGGTAAGATTAAGAAGAGAACTACATGGAACACAACTCTTACAGCAACTGCTGGTGCAGATTTTGGTTCCGTTGCTTCTCAGCCAAGCAGAGCATATCCGGGCGAACTCTACATCTTGAATAACTTTGTAGATTACAATCCTGCTACAAGCTCCAATAAATTTTACTACAAGCCAATCACTGGTAAGTAATGTAATTTTGAATATGGGGTCAGGTTTCGGCCTGACCCTTTTTTTAAGGAGAAGTGATATGACTTCATGGCATGAAATTTTACCAAATCTAGGCGAGTTTATAAATAAAACTGGATTTCCTGTTGGATTATGGCTTATCACTGGTTTTATAGTATATAAGCTTGGCAAAAAGGTTTTTGTTAAAATCGAACCAATCGTAGATGCGCATTTTGAATTAGTTACAGAACTTAAAAATAGCTCTAGTAGAACAACAGAAATTTTAGAAAAGCAAAATGAAATATTGGTAAGTAATTTTAATGTACACGCCGATATATTAAATGACCATACTAATAAGCTTGATAAAATAATGCAAGTTAATATTGTAAGAAATGATATATTAGAAGATGCTAAAAAAAAAGTAATCCCGATGTCTAACGGAATGGCGACCGCTGTCGCTGGAGTTTCAAATGGAGTTAAAAGATAAATTAGTCGAGATTTTACTGAATCAGCTAAATTTTTCCCAGTCAGATCTTGACAAAGTGAAAGCGGTGTTGGATAATATAAACGTAAGGAAGGTTGGAGACAAGACCTTCATCGACATAAGACTAAACAAGATAACCGTAGTTTTAGAAAGCGACAAGAATGAGTATTAAAATTGGATCTATTGACATTAAAGAAGAGTTTGAATGGATTAATGAAACATTGAGCTTCTTTAAATTTAGACAGAATAAGGTTAACTACTATTGTACAAGCATTCAAATGCTAGATGAAAGAGACGGTTATCTTGCTTTCTTTTTATCTCCTAAATTAGATAAACTTTTTAAAGATGGCGACTATAATAATAAAATGTTATATGAGCTAATTAGAGATGAAATAAATGACTTTTACTTTATCTCATTTTCAGATGAAAATCCGGCGAGTGAGCAAATTGAATATGTAGGACAAATGGGGAAAAAGGACGTACTTTCATTTTTTGAAATTGCATAACACTATAGGACAAAACAATGATCAATTTAAAGACAGTAGATCTTGACAAGTTGGAAAACTTAACCCGTGTTACAATTCCGGGAACCGAAACAAATAAAAGACTTTCTGGATATTTTGGATACTTTGAGTCAAAGCAAGGTTATAATAAGTTAGTAGCTTATGGGCCTGAAGAAAAGGCTTTTCAACTCACTTGGATTCACAAAGAGTATCTTACAAAATGAGAACCGACTGGGATCAATACTTTATGGCAATGGCCCATTTAGCCGCTGTGCGTTCACATGACGCTCAAACGCAAGTGGGCTGTGTCATTGTTAACGAAGACAATCATGTCGTTAGCATAGGATATAACGGCTTTCCAGCCGATACAAAGGACGAGAACCTACCAATGATACGTCCATATAAATATCCTTATATGATTCACGCAGAACAAAATGCTTTGGCCAATATGATCGTAAAAGAAAAAAACTTACGAGCTTATGTAACTGGATATCCATGTTCTGTCTGTTCAAAAATATTATGGCAGAACGGGATTAGAAAAATTATAGTAGATAAACATGGAGTGATTTATTCCATGAGCGAAGATGATGTTAAGATCATCAATTTCCTAATAGAAAATGGATTACAAATTAAAGAAGTAGATTTTGAATATAGTGTATTCAGCAATCTAAGCATCAAATTAAAAAACAAAAGGGCAAAAGAATAATGTCGATTAAAGCTTTACAGGATTATACGTTCTCTGCAAAATATGCAAGATATTTACCAGATAAGAAAAGACGAGAAACATATAAGGAAAGTGTTGACCGTGTTAGGAATATGATGCATAAACAATATGCAGATAAAAGTGAAGACTTGCACGCAGATATCGATTGGGCATATGACATGATGCTCAAGAAGAAGGGGTTGGGGTCGCAGAGAGCATTGCAATTTGGTGGAGATCCTATTTTTAAACATAACGCCCGTATGTTTAATTGTACAGTATCTTTCATTGATAGGATTAGATTCTTTCAAGAGTGTATGTATATGCTTCTTTGTGGTTGCGGCGTAGGATTTTCAGTACAAAAAAAGCATATTAATAAATTACCTAACTTATCGAAAGAAAGATCTGGCAAAGTAAAATATACAGTGCCAGATGAAATTGAAGGCTGGAGCGATGCAATTGGAGTGTTGCTCAGTTCATATTTTGAAGGTGAAACTGATTTTCCAGAATACAATGGAAAAGAAGTTCAGTTTAATTTCGACAAGATCAGAGCCAAAGGAACAAGAATTTCTGGAGGTGGAAAAGCTCCGGGGGCAGAACCGCTAAAGAAAGCTCTTGGTAATATTAAGAAAGTGCTAGACAATGCAGTTAATAGAGGAGATGGTAGACTTAAATCAGTCGAAGCATACGATATTGTTATGCACGCTGCCGATGCTGTTATTAGTGGTGGAGTGCGCCGTAGTGCTACCATTTGTCTCTTCTCGCCAGACGATAAAGAGATGGCTACAGCTAAAACTGGCAATTGGTTTACTGATAATCCTCAACGGGGTCGCTCAAATAACTCGGCACTTCTTCTAAGGGGTAAAACAACTCCTGAACAATTTGCAGAACTAATGCAGTCAGTTAAGCAGTTTGGTGAACCGGGATTTGTGTGGGCCGACGATGAAGATTTTATTGTTAATCCATGTGTTGAAATTGGTATGTATCCAGTAGATGTAGAAACTGGTAAGAGTGGATGGCAGGGTTGTAATCTTTCCACAGTTAACTGTGCTAAAGTTACTACCGAACAAGACTTTTATGATGCAGTTAAAGCTGTAACTATCATTGGAACTCTTCAGGCTGGATTTAATAATTTTCCATATCTAGGCGAGACTAGTGAAAAGATTTTTGCTAGAGAAGCATTGTTAGGCGTATCTGGAACAGGTTGGCTAGAAAAGCCTGAAATCTGCTTGAATCCAGATATTCAACGAAAGGCAGCAGAGCTTGCAAAAGAAACCAACAAACTTATCGCCGAGAAGATTGGAATTAATCAAGCGGCGAGAGTCACATGTGTCAAGCCTGAAGGCACTGCTAGCTGTATCCTTGGCACTGCCAGTGGTATTCATCCTCATCATGCTAAACGCTACATTAGGCGTGTACAGGCGAATAAGGTGGAAGCGTTGTACCAACACTTCAACAAAGTCAACCCCAGAGCGTGCGAAGAATCTGTTTGGTCGGCCAATAGGACCGATGATGTAATCGCCTTCTGTATTGAAGTTCCAGACGGTAGCAAGACAAAGAATAAGATTACAGCTATTGAATTGCTTAAGATTGTAAAGTCAACTCAGCAGAACTGGGTATTGCCCGGAACTAATATTGAGCTTTGCACTAAGCCTTGGTTAACTCACAATGTAAGTAATACAATCAATGTCAAGCCCGATGAGTGGAATGAAGTAGAAGATTTTATCTATGCCAATAGAGAATTCTTCTGCGGCATTTCACTTCTTCCAGTTACTGGCGATAAAGATTATCCACAAGCCCCATTCACCGCTGTGTATTTACCTACAGAGATGATTTCTCATTATGGTGAAGGCGTGATGTTTGTAAGTGGTTTAATTGAAGTCGCACTTACTTTATGGGAAGACAATCTCTGGGCAGCTTGTGATAGTATTTCTGGCCTTGGAAGTCCCATTAAAGGTAAAGCAAAATTAGATTGGGTCGAAAGATGCAAGAAATTTGCTAATAAATATTTTGAAGGTGATGTTAAAGAACTCACTTATTGTATGAAAGATATTTACAACTTTAAACTATGGACTGAACTTAAGAGGGAATATAAGGAAGTGGACTATACGGTTGTAGAAGAACAATATGACGACACTCAATTAGAGCAAGCCCTTGCTTGTTCTGGAAATTCCTGCGAGATAACATAATGGGAATAAACCCTGCTGACTTTTTTCCAACACAGTATTTTGTACATACATTGCTCATAGATGGTACAAAAATTCATGGTGTCCAAACTGTAAATGTATCTGCGTCATATGATGTAAATAATCTTACAATGAAAGGATTAGGAGCTGGGGTTGGACCAACAAAAGGATTTACCGTAAGAAATTTTTACAAAAAACCTACTATGGAAGTTAGTTTTACTAAAAATTTAGCCGATAATGTTGTCAGCTTGTTCCCTGCCAATTTTAATTTCTTTCAAACCCCGCCGAATTCATTTGAAATTTCGGTGGGTGTTGTTGGAGGAGGGGGAATGAAATTCAAAGATATGATTTTAAAATCTATCTCGTATAGTTTCCGCAATGAGGGAAACTTCACAGAGCAGTTAACATATGAAGGCCATATGGTTGAAGATTTTCCAGAATTATCCGAAACAAATTACTACACTTCAAATCCAAGCTCATGGCCAGAATTTACAGGTAATGTAAAAAGAAGAAAAGACTTTAATATCGCTGGCGGTATAACGCCAAAAGAAGTAAGTGGTATATTATTATCCGTAGAAGCTTCTCTAAATATGAACTATGGAGAAATACCAACTTTTGGATATTTTCCATCGGTTAGAAATAAGTACATATCTCTTCCTATTGATATAAGTTGCACATATGAAGTTCTAGATAAAGGTTATAAAAATCAAAATAACTTATTCTATGATGGATATTCAGTAGATGGATATTCGGTAGGAGATTATGTCGAACCACAAAGTATAATAATAGCATCTTATCCTACTATAAATCTTGGTACAGGCAATTTCTTAACTAATATAGATAGAAGTGGAGGTGATGCCGGTCAAAGCGATTATTCGGTTTACAAATATACTTACAAAAATAACGATGGCTCATTTACAGTATCGTGAGAAAAAACAATGTCAAGATCAAGAACAAGAAAAGAAGCTGAGAAAGCCAGAGGCGTAGCAGTATCAAATCCACATCGTAAAATTCTCCAGCCCAAAAGCATTAATCAAGAGAATTATATTATATCGATGGTCGAAAATGATGTTACAGTATGTAAAGGTCCAGCTGGATCTGGAAAATCATCAGTCGCAGTTGGATTGGCGTGCAGTTGGCTTTTGGAAAATAGAGTTGAAAAGATTATTATAACTCGACCAACAGTGGAAAATGGCAGAGGCTTAGGTTATCTTCCGGGCAATAAAGACGAGAAGATCCACCCTTATTTAGTGCCAGTTCTTGAAGAGATGGAACAGTATCTAGGAAAAATGTTGCTAACAAAATATAGAGAAGCTGGTATTATAGAAATGTGTCCTCTTGAATATATGAGAGGAAGAAATTTTCACTATTCTTTTATGATTTTAGATGAAGCTCAGAATGCAACATTTGAACAAATCAAAATGTTTTTAACTAGAATTGGCACTTACTCTCGCGCCGTGATTAATGGCGATGCTGACCAGTCAGATCTGCCTCATTCAATGAGAGGTGGATTAGATATCGTAAGTGAAAAATTATTTGGATTAAAAGGTGTCGGAGTATGCGAATTAGACGCAAGCGACATTGTTAGAAATCCAATCATTGGCAGAATATTAGAAAGACTAAAGTGAAGAAGGTTATACCTGTTATACTAATCTGTGGAGCCTTAATTGGCTCCATAGTATATTATGAATCAGAAACTCAAGACATAAAACAAGAGTCGTTATATATCAATGATGACTTTATTCAATTCTATGAAATGCTACTAGATGAATCTAAATTATCAGAAGAGGAAAGAATTGCATATAGAGAAAGTTATAGAACATTCTTAATATGGAGTGGGGAAGAATATAGAGAATATGACCCAAATGAATATTTATTAGAGGAATAATATGCCGACTTATCATTACAAATGTTGTCAATGTAAAGAAGAATTTGAAACTTTTCATAGCATAAAAGAACCTTTGAGAAAATCGTGTCCGTTTTGCGATCTTGAAGGATTAGAGGTTGTTCTTGACGGACCTCCTGTTATAATAAATAAGGAAGTCAAGACAATTGGACAGCTCGCTGAAAAGAACGCCAAGAGTCTTGGAACTTATGGATTACAGGAAAAGATGGCAACAGATGGAACCGTGGAGAGAATTAAAAAACAGGAAAAGCGACAAGAGTTGAACAAGATAGCTAAGCTATCTCCCGATAAAGTTACAAAATATATAGAAACAGGAAAGCTATGAAGCCAAGAGAGAAATTTAATACCGGACCACATATTGGAACAATAAAATTTAATATTTTTATAAATAGAATGTTACCAGATGGAAGTATTGATCCTCTGATTATAGATTGTACTGATTTATTTGAAACTAACGAAATGGCTTCGAAGGGTGAAATTCATATCGTTGGGTTTGACAAGTGGAACTGTGTCCAAAAAATCAAAGAAAAATTAGAAAGCTTGAGTGGATAATGGCTCGCAATGAAAATGAAAGCTTACATGGACTAACAATTCCAGAAGCTGATGAAGTTAAAATTGGATATATAGATAAAACAGGAAATCAATGTGAAGAAGAAAGAGACTCAGTTGCAAAAATAACAGAGTTTCACAATAAAGAAGATAATAGAATCTCTACATATTATTATGTAAAATGCGGCAGAGGAATTATATTTGATCCTTATGGAATGGATATGAATAAGACTAACGCATACAATTTTCAATTTAAAAAAGTTGATCAATTGATATTTGATAAGTATATAGATTATTTAAGAACAAGAAGAGAAGTTTTTCTAATACAAGCAAGACGGTCATTTATAAGCAAAGGATATTAATATGGCAAAGAAAAAAGCGGAAGTACCAAAGACTAATGTAAAAAAAGAAGTCAAGATGGGCGATGAGAAAAAGAAGGTAGATATCAGAGAGCCATATGTTCAACAGCAAAACGTACCAGTCCTTCCTGATACCATGCAGATGTTTGCAAGTAAAAAGGAAAGGGGTTTTATAGCAATGACTCAAGAGGTATCAATGAAGTCAGACGAAACAGCTAAAGAGCGTAGATCTAAAGCTCATGGCAATCTGCCCCCAAGACTAGGAAATTGTATTCATAAGATTAGGGAAGATCAATGATTTGTAGTGGATATAATGGCCATATAATGGAATTACTAGGAAGACAAGAGTTGCTTTGGAAGTGTGTTCTAAGTGATGGCACAAACGCATTATCCGACTTTGATCTTCCTGATACAAAAGACCCATGGGCAAGGCTAAAAATTTATTGCAATAATAATAATCTTGATATAGTGGAAGTAAGAGTTATATCCCCCGGAATGCCAGAAACTTTAATATATGAAGATCCTAATGGATTAGATAATATTTTTATGATTAGAGGTATGTGCAAAGATATAACAGATGATGGTGGACAAGTATTCAAATATATGTGCTTTGGTAAACTAGAAGACGATGGGAATATCCACGTTAAAAAGTTTTACTGGCCTCAATTTGAGCTTGGCGAATCAGAAGAGATCAGAGGAATGACTGAAGAGAACGATAAACTCTTATATAAAAAACGTAAGAAATGCAAAGAGAATTGCGAATGTCAAAGCAACGAACAGATTTAAGCAAATACAAGTCCCCGTCCACCGGGGACTTTTGTACTTCTGCACAATACGTTGCAGAGATTATATGTCAACAGCAAGCTAAACATGAAAAAGCGGGTACTCTTCCTTATAAATTTTGGAATAAGGGTAAGTGGAAGAATATATACATTCGTCAAATTGGATTAGCAAATAAACTAATCAAAGAGTTCGGCGAAGATGCGGTTATTAAATTTATAAAATCTAAGGAGGGGTTGAGAACAATTTCTTTAGGGGCGAGAAATGTCAAAACTTCTTTAGCAAAAATTAGATATGAGCTTGACAACGCTCCAAAGCATGATACAATAATAGAAGTCAAGACTCAAGAGTTGGAATTCAAACCTAGAAAATCATTTGGGAATAAAACACTTATTGAAAGATTAAAGGAAATTGAAAATGGCTGACAATGTAATGGATAAAGAGTTTGTAAAAAAATATGGAGACTATATAACAAGTGGCGACAAGGTGCTTGAACAAAAAAAGAACTATAAAACTATCTCCATTAGTCCAGCTATTGATCTGGCTCTCGGTGGTGGCGTTAAAGAGGGTTCTTGGATGATTCTTTCTGGTCCTCCCAAGGCTGGAAAAACTACAACAACTATGCAGATAATTGCCAACTGTCAAGCTCTTGGTCGAAAGATTATTTATCTTGACGTTGAAGGTCGATTAAAAGAAATGAACTTCGAAGTTCCCGGAATTGATCCTTCTTTAGTGCAAGTCATTAGGTCTGGAGACGAACCGCTTGCAGCAGAAACATTTCTAGATATTGCTAGAAAGTTAGTAGCAGCAAAAGAAAACGAAGGCTGCGTACTTGTAATTGATTCTATCTCTTCTTTAATGCCATCAAGGGATCTAGATGAAGATATTAGTGGTATGACTAGGCCGGGGCTTCCTAAAATTCTTTCCGACTTTGTTAAGAAACTAGGTCAAACAGTTCCTAATCAAAAGTGCTTAGTAATTCTTATCACTCACATGATCACGAACACAAGTGGATATGGTAAGTCAAAAATGGCCGATGGCGGCGTTAAGATCCAATTCCAAGCAGATACTCGCATGGAAGTTAAAACTGTGTCACCTTGGGAATCTGCGGGTTCTTCTAAAGAGAATAAGAATGTTATTGGATTAAAAGTAACATGGGAAGTCTTATGCTCTTCAATTGGCGCTCCGTTTAAGACTTGTGATAGTTGGATTAGATTTGGCCACGGCATAGATAAAGTACAAGAGATTATTATGATCGCAATTGATCTAGGACTTATTTCGGTTGCTGGTTCTTGGTATAATCTAGACTTTATAGAGGGCGAAAAGGTTAAACTCCAAGGCCAAGAAAAGGTATACAATTACCTATCAGAACGTAAAGAGTTTTACGCTTTGCTTGAAGCAAAAGTAAAGGAAATGTTATATTGAAAATCTTAGGTTTAGATGGCAAAGAATACTCATGGATACCAAGCAATAACATAGTCGATACTGAAAAAAGATCAGGATTACACAACAAAGCGAAGACGCTATTAAAAGAATTATATCCTAATGATAGAATCCTAGAAGAGTTGGTTCTCCCCGGAACAAAAACAGATAATCGAAAATCCACCCTGAAGGCGGATTTTTTTATTCCTCTTCGGAAGTTAATTGTAGAAGTCCATGGTCAACAACACTTTGAATTTAATAGTTTCTTCTTTGCAAATAAAATGGAATTTTTTAAAGCTAAGGCTAGAGATAAAGACAAGAAGCTTTGGTGTGATATCAATAACTTTACTATTATAGAATTAAATTATAACGAATCTATTGAAGATTGGAGAAGTAAATTGTGGAAGACATAGATGTTAAAATTGCTAACTTCCATAAGAATATTGACGATTGGGTTAAAAATAATCATGTAGATATCGATGATGAAAAGACCGCAGATAAAGTTTACGAAGTCAGAAGAATCATACACTTATCCCGCGAAGATATAAGTAAAATGTCTTCTGTGGAATGTCAAACTGCCGTATACTTATTAAATCAATATTTAGGACATTTAAAAGCGAAGATCGCCAAAGAAAAAAGTGTCAAGGCTTGGGCAGAGCAAGGAATTGGATACCTTGTTAGCGGTACTAAACATGACAAGTATGCTAAATGGGAAGAGAAATATTATGAGTCTATAAGGAGTAGTCAAACCGGAATAAAATTACAGACGCTAAAAACTACTGCCGATGCTAGAATATTAAGTGTAGGAGCAACAATTGAAATGATTGAAAATGCGATGAGAGTTCTTGAAAATCTAGCAAGGAGTAAGAGTTATGAGCAGCGATCTTAAGGAACAGGCTAAAAAAATTATAGCAAAAGGAAAAACATTAAATGATCCTGAGCTAATAAAAATGGGACTGGACATGCTGGATGCCTATACAGATATCATAGAGCCAGTAGAAGCTCAGCCAGTAAAATCACCCGTTAGTAACGCTGGAAAATTTGATATGGAACAATTTACCATGTCAAAAGCTACATCAAATGTAATTGATAAAATGGGGAAAAAGCAGTCTATCTATATCGGGCCTCGCGAAAATAAGTACAAAGATGATGGAATTGAACATAAGGAAATAAAAACACCATTTGTTGAACCTACCGAAAGAGCAAGAAAATCCGATATCGTAACTGCGACATGCAGTACTTGTGGAAAAGTGGAAAATGTTAATAAGATTTTTACGACGATGAAAGAAGTTTATCGTTGTGATTCCTGTATATTGAAAGGGAAAGTATGAGTATATTTATTAGTCACGAATTGCCAGTCAAACTTCTTACGGAAACAGCTAAATTACCAGATAAAGCAAATTTATTTGATGCTGGATTAGACCTGTATTGCGATGAAAAGGAAGTAGTGAGATTAGCGCCCGGCGAACGCAGACTCTTCTCTACGGGCATCTCTGTGGCCATTCCGAAGGGATTTGTAGGTTTGATTTGGCCAAGGTCTGGACATGCCGTTAAAAAAGGATTAGATACAATGGCTGGTGTAATTGACTCCCCGTATCGTGGAGAAGTAAAAGTCTTACTAGTAAATCACGACGAAGACTATCAAATTTACTCTCCGGGGGACAAGATTGCTCAAATTATTATCCAAGAAGCTCCAGACTTCACGCCTGTTGCTTACAAGGATCTGAGTGAAACTTCTCGCGGAGAGAATGGGTTTGGGAGTTCAGGGACTTGATATATCTCAAAGCGGGTTTTATATTATTCATAGCGTTCTATTGTATCGTACTATACAGAATAGTTAACGGTACAATTATAGGAGATATAAATGACAGAGATAATATTTAGCCTTACATTCATCTGGCTAGTGGGAACTTTTTTCTTTTTGATGGCGTATGATATTTATGCTGTTACAAAAGGTAAATCCACAGTTAGCTGGATAGTATTTGACACTAGTCGTAAATGGCCCATCGTGCCATTCTTATTCGGATTTTTAATTGGAGGATTGGCAGGACATTTTTTCTTTCCTATTCCAATCCCGGCAGGACAATAATATGCAAGAGAATATAAAGATTCAACCATTTGCTGTAACAAAGGATGGAAACTTTCTACTAGTTACAGACCTTACTGAAGAAGTGTTTAATAATATTTTTTCTAAGTTAGAAGAAGATTTTGTTAACAAGATTGATAATAACGCATGGATAATGGAACTTGTAGAAGGAAATACTCATATTCCAGAAAATATTTCAAAAATTTTTGTAGTTCTTTCAAGGGATGAATTAGCAGTTTCTAATTTTATGAACGGCGCATTTTTTGCCGAAGATGTTTTGAAAAAATTTAGTTCTAAAGAATTGACAAGTGAAAATCTTATCCTATAATAGAAAAGGTAATACAATGAATACATTAGTCATGCTAGCAACAATGTCGCTTGGGCAATTATTTGTGGTCAATCCACAAATCCCAGTAGTGATCCAACAACCGCAACCAGTTGTAATTCAACAATACGTAGTACAACAACCACAATATATCATAGTGCAAAGGCCAATATATGTCCCAGTATATCAACCAATATATCAGCCCACATATTATCCATATCCAATATATAGAATCTACCCTTAAGGAGAATACAATGAGCGAAGAAAAGAATCCATTGAATGTTTACAATCAGCTAGAGATTATTAAAAATGCTGTTGACCAAATTGAAACAATTCATGTGTATGAACTTGCCAATCGTCAATTTGGAACTTCGTCGGAAGACAGTTTAAAAATTCGAATTGATGAATTAGATAAGCAGATTCTTGAATACGAACTACAGCTTGCAGATTCGCAATCTTATATTGATAGCATATTAGACTCAAACAAGAGATTGCTTGAGGCAAACAATAAACTTATTTCTGAAAAGAATCTAGCACTAGAGAATCGCCAACTTACACAAGATCAGGCAGATGAAATAATTTCTGCATATAAGAAATTGCCTCGGATTGTAAAGAAATTTTATGGAGTAGATTGATATATATTGACGCTATATTATCAAATACCGTGTATTAATATATGTAATTAATATTTTCTGGTATTTGGTAATATAGGAGTTAACCATGTCTAATAAAAAATATGATCTTTCAGACGTACAACAGTTATTAAACGAAGGATATACTGTCCAAGATATAATGAAAATAAAAGGATGCAAGCATCATTTTACTATATATAGTTATATCAAACAAAACAATATTATATACGAATCAAGATATTCTAAAGATTTAACTGGATACGAATGGAATAATATGAAAGTTTTAAATTTAGACATATCGACAAAGAAAAAAGAAAGATATTGGAATATTGAATGTCATTGCGGAAACACATTTAGATTAAATACTTATGAAATTTTCAAAAGCAATCAAAAAAGTTGTGGATGCATCTTTAAAAGTAAAGCTTATAAATTAAGTCATCCAAACAGGACGGGTTATCAAGAAATATCAGGAAATTTCTGGTATGAACTTAAACAGAATGCAAAAGTTAGAAATATTGAATTTGATTTAAAAATAGAAGATTTGTGGGAATTATTAGAATTTCAAAACATGAAATGTAAACTAAGTGGAATATGCATAGGATTTGGACTTGAAAATGGAATGAATTCAAGAAAAGACACTACAGCGTCATTAGACAGAATAGATTCTAAAAAAGGATATACAATAGATAATGTACAATGGGTACATAAAAGAATAAACATGATGAAACAAAGCTTATCTGATGATGATTTTATATTTTTTTGTAAGGCGGTAGCAAATAATGTCAAATGAAGTTTTAATGAATTTACCCGTAGAACGGGCCGTACTCGCAGGAATTTGCCAGTACGGTTTGGAGGTCTATGTTGAGCTTGACTTCTTGCAAGCAGAATACTTTAGCCATGAATTAAATCAGGTTATATTTACATGTTTGCAAGATGTTATCAACAACAATCAGAATATTGAATATCTTTCTATATTCTCAACAGCTCAAAAGCTTGGCGTATACGAGTTAATTAATAAAGCGACTGAAATGAGTTTCATCCGGTCGCTTTTTAATTTTCCCATAAATAAGGATAATGTACCTAAGTTTGCAGCTAAGCTAACTAAACTTAAACTAGCTAGAGATATCAAGAATACACTATCTATTTGTGACAAGTCAATGACTAAAGTTACAGGAGATGAGAGTGTAGAAGATATTATTGGTATGGTTGAGACTCCAATCATGGAAATTACTTCTCTTGCATATAAAGAGCAAAATAATAAGACTGTTCTTCTTGGCGAAGACATTGATGAGTATGTTGAATATCTTATTAATAATCCTTCTGATTATCTTGGTATTCCTACGGGTTTTCCTAGATTTGACGAAGCTATTGGAGGTGGCCTTAGAAGAAAGTCGGTCACTCTAATAGGTGCTAGAACTGGGGTTGGTAAAAGTGTTATCTCTACTAATGTAGCTAAGTATGTTTCAGAAGCTTATGGCATTCCAGTGCTGTATTTAGACACAGAAATGGATCTTGGAGACCAAAGAAACCGTATGTTAGCAAACATTAGCGGAATTAAGATCAATGATATTGCAAAAGGGTCTTTTGCCAAGACCTTTAATTCTAAAGAAAAGGTGATTGCCGCAGCTAAGCTGATTGAAAAGATACCATATCACTATATATCAATTGCTGGCCAACCATTCGATAATATTCTTAATATTATTAAAAGATGGGTCCATCAATATGTTGGATTTGATGAAAATGGTAGAACTAAAGACTGCTTAATCATATACGATTATTTCAAGTTAATGAGTTCAGCTGGACTAACCGCTGCTATGCAAGAATATCAGGCTTTAGGCTTTCAGATTACAAAGATGAATGACTTCTGTATTAAATATGATTTACCTTGTCTGTCCTTTGTTCAGCTTAATAGAGAAGAAGAGATTGCTCAGTCTGATAGACTTCAATGGCTAGCTTCTACAGTTGCAAAATTTCAAATGAAAAGTGATGAAGAGGTAGCAGATGATGGTGATGAACATGGAAATAGGAAGTTTGTCATTGTAAAAGCAAGACATGGATCTGGATTAGAATATGGCAACTATATAAATGTAAAAATGAATGGCTCAATCGCTAAACTTACTGAATGGTATACAAGAGATGAACTTAAAAATGGAGCCGCGAATGCAAGTCAAGACAACTCCTTTGAAATTCGAGAAGGTGAGTCGGGAGAAGATCTATTCGATATGTAATGAATTATCGGATAAGGTTCCAGAATTATTAAACGCTTTAAAAATTGAATACATTGAATTTCCAAATAGAATAGCTTTTCCATGCCCGGTGCATGGAGGAGACAACTGTGAAGGATCATGTATTTTTACTGATGGTTCTAAAACTAAAGGTAATTGGGTTTGCTGGACGCATTCATGCGAAAAAGACTATGGCAAAAATATGATAGGCTTTGTGAGGGGTGTTCTTTCACAAAGAGAAGGTAAAGAAGTTAATTTCTATAAGGCTTTAAATTTTTCACTTTCATTCTTAAATAAGAAAATAATAGATATACCAGAAGAGAAGATAAGCGAAAGCATTTACGAGATTAATAAGATTAACGAAATATTAACTCGCAAATGCGAAAAGATAGAATTAAATATATCGCGTGAACAAGTTATTTCAACCCTTGATATTCCATCTAGGTACTATCTCAAAAGAGGATTTTCTAGTGAAACACTGGTAGCCTTTGATGTTGGCGAATGTTATAATTCTAATAGACAGATGTTCAATAGAGCAGTTGTACCCGTGTATGATGATAAATCCAAATATATCGGATGTGTGGGTCGTGCAACAGATGAGGACACTAAGCCAAAATGGTTTAACAGTAAAGGATTTAAAAAATCCTTTTATTTATATGGACTCTGGGTTACTAAACCATATATTCAAAGCACATCTACTATCGTTCTTGTAGAAGGACAAGGAGATGTCTGGAGATTATATGAATCTGGAATTAAAAATTGTGCTGGTATTTTCGGATCAGATCTAAGTGAAGACCAGTTAATTATACTTGAAGAACTAGGAGTCATGAATATTGTCATATTAACGGACAATGACGAGGCGGGACAGAAAGCTGCAAATGGAATCATACAGCGAGGAGGTAGAAGATTCAATTATTTTACACCTAAGATATCAAAAAAAGATATCGGCGAAATGTCTATTGAAGATATAAACAACGAACTCAAACCACAAATTAAGGGGCTTTTTTAATGGGTCAAATTTTAGCATTTTCAGGAAAAAAAGGATCAGGAAAGAATACACTATCAAATTTTATACATGGATATCAATTAAAGTCGTATGGTTTAATTGCAGCTTTTGAAATTGCTGACACTGGAGAGCTTGTAATTGAAACAGATGTTAAACAAGAGAATGGTAGAATTACAAGAGGTAAGGGGTCTATTGATGTAACCAGACTTGATATTGAATTTACTATTTGGGCAATGGATAATGTTTGGCCATTTATTAAGCATTATGCTTTTGCAACCGCATTAAAAGAGCTTGGGATTGGACTATTTGACTTGTCTCGCGAATCAGTTTATGGAACTGATGAACAGAAAAATTCACCAATTAAATATACTTGGGAAGATATGCCTACGAAGGTCAAAGGCAAAACAGGACCAATGAGCGGCAGAGAATTTATGCAATACTTTGGAACTGATATTTGTAGAAAGATTTATACGGATATCTGGACAGACCGAACAATCAAGGATATCGTAGCAGAAGAATCCAATTTAGCAATTATTACTGATGCCAGATTTGAAAACGAAGTAAGGGCAGTCCAAAATGCTGATGGAAAAGTTATTAGATTAACTAGATCGATAGATGAAGACTCTCATCCTAGCGAGTTAGCATTAGATACCTACGAATCATTTGATGCTATTATAGATAATAAGAATATGACAATAGAAGAGTCTTGCCATGAATTAATTAAAATTTTGGATGGTTGGGGGTGGTTTGATAATAAAGTTATCATACCCCAAGAAAAGCCACTTAAAAAGCAAACAACCACAACAATCAAATGATTACCACTTATTTTAGATCGTCCAGTCTTAACAACTGGAAGTATTGTGAACTCCAATACTTTATGACTTATGTTCTTGGACATTATTCCCCATCAGGGAAAAAGGCAGATTTGGGAACAATAACGCACGCAGTATTTGAAACATTAGCAATATGTAAAAAGAGGACTCAGTTCAATAAAAGATCTAAAATGAAAATCACTCAGGAACCCTTGGGTGATTTTTCTTTTTCAGAGGATGAATTATTTACTGATGACTTTGTAAATAAAGTTTTAGATAGAAGTTTTGAATTTTACAAATCTAATTCCAAGCATAATGAATTTAATGAGAAAGATTATCAGTTTTGCTATAAAATGGTTTGGGATACATTAGCCTACAACAAAGGACAATTTGATCCACGTAATCGCAAGATTATTGATACTGAGCCTCACTTTGATATTCCAATCAATGAACCTTGGGCAAAATTTACTTTTGATGGGCCAGATGGGCCAATTTCTGGAAATCTTGCGATAAAAGGAACGATAGATCTTGTCACTGAGCTGCCAGATGGTACAATAGAAGTAATCGACTGGAAGACTGGCCAGAGGCTTGATTGGGCCACTGGAGAACGCAAGGACTATGACAAACTGATGAAAGATACTCAGCTTTTACTATATCACTATGCTATTGGTAAATTGTACCCTAAGTATAGATATACATTAATGACTATCTTTTTCTGTAGAGATGGTGGTCCATTTACGCTTGCTTTTGATAAAGATGATGATGAGTATTTTCTTAACAATACTTTAAAATCAATGTTCGAAGAGATTAGAGCAAATCAAAAGCCTAAACCAGTATCACAAGATCGAAATAGTTTTAAATGTCAAAAGCTATGTCATTACTATAAGACAAATTGGCCGGGTACTGAAAAAACTATGTGTCATCATATCGAAGATCAAATCAAAACTATTGGAATGCAAAAAACGGTTGAAACATGCACTAGGCCGGGATTTGTGATTGGAACCTATAAAGATCCGGGAGCAGTTGAATGATATTGCCAGTGATAACAACACACTATTCATTGTTGAAAGGTTTCATCAAACCAGATGAAGCTGCCAAGAAATGTAAAGAATTAGGCTACACACATTGCTTAATTGCCGATATTGAAACTATTAGTGGTGTTGTTGATTTCTTCAATGCCATGAATAAAGCTGGAATCGTACCCATTCTTGGAATGCAAGCCGATAATGGGTATTACATTGCTAAATCTCTAAAAGGATATAGAGCTTTAATTAAGCTAGCATCTAAAGAAAAGATAGAATATGCCAAAGAAGACATGCAATTTTACACAGAAGATCAACTAGCAGTTATGCCAGTTTATTATGCTGAACAAAATGATGCGATTCTTCATAGAATGGTATTATGTCTTAACTTTAAAACTACACTCAAGAGAGCTAAAGATGTGGACATGGGAGAATATAAAAAGTTTTTCGAGTCTGATCATTATTTCTTTCATCCAACCGATAGGATTATACCTAGCGAAAAGCAATACTTTGGAACTAAACAGTTATATTCTGAACTGCAACAGTATAGCATTCTTTCTAAGCCTAAATTACCTCGCGTAGATTGTGCAGATATGTCTGAGAATGATTATCTAACACAGTTATGTAGAAATGGCTGGCGAGCAAAGCTTATGCATTTAAAAGATGACAAGAAGAAAGAATATACTGATCGTATTAAGTATGAGTTGTCTGTTATTCATGGATTTGAACTATCTGGATACTTTTTAATTGTGCAAGACATCATTAACTATGTAAGAAAGAATGAGTGGCTACCGGGACCGGGGCGTGGAAGTGCTGGTGGATGTTTAGTATCATATTTACTTGGAATTATTGACATTGATCCCTTGAAATATGATTTACTATTCTCTAGATTTTTAAACGCTGGACGATTTACTAAAGACAACATCTCTTTGCCCGATATTGATATGGATGTTCCATCTGTTCACCGTGATGAGATTATTGACTATATCAAGAATAAGTATGGCAATGAAAGAGTGTATCAGATGATTACATTTGGGCGTCTACAAGGTCGATCAGCAGTTAAGGATGTTGCTAGAGTTTATGGTGACTTATCTTTTAGTGAGCTGAATGAGATTACTGAAAGTTTACCGCAGGAGGCTAGTATTTCGGATGAGTTGGAAGAGATGGATATCAAATCAGTTATTCGATGGACTCTTGAAAATGATCCAAAGAAACTTGAAAAGTGGTGTAGAATTGATAAGGAGGGCAATTTGTCTGGTGAGTTGTCAGATCTTTTCTCTCTTGCTATAAGAATAGAAGGAACTTATAAATCTCAAGGAAAACATCCGGCGGGAGTGATTATTTCTAATGAAGATCTAATCAATGACGCACCTCTTATCACAGATAAGAATGGACATAGGTTAGTTGCATTTGAAATGCATGACTTGGATAAGGTTGGTTTGACTAAATTTGATGTGCTTGGGATTAACTTACTAGATAAAATTATGCAGATTACAGACAAGGATTAACATGAAGGAAAAATTTCTAGACTACGCAACTGTTATCAGGGATGGTAATGACATTGACTTTAAAGATTTGAGCTTATCTGATCTAAGAAATCATGTTCCTTGGTACAGGGAAAAGAAGAATGGAATATACCAAGTCCATAATAATAAGTATTCACAAATATTTTATGATCTAAATGAAGCTATTGATAAATTTTTAGAATTGAGAAAAACCTATGTCACTAAACAGCAATCGTGATTTTTTGATTTTTGACTTTGAAACTACAGGTAAGAATCCAAATAAGTGCCAATTGACTCAAATCTCCGCAATTGTATTGCATGGTAAGAAATTAACACTCCAGCCGGGTGGAGTGTTTGATATTGAAGTGCGACCTGAGTTTGATGACGAAAAAGCTATTAAAGCAGGGTTTGATCCTGTTGAGCAAGAAGCTCTTGATGTAACACGTAAAACCCGCGAACAATTAGAAAAAGCTGTCGGACCTAAAGTTGCTTGGCAGCAGTTCTCTAACTTTGTAACTAAGTTTAATATGAAGGGGTCTCCATACTTTGCCCCAATTCCTGTAGGATTTAATATCAATAACTACGATATGCCAATCTTAAATAGGTATTGTCAAATGTATGGGCCATCTGAAGAAAAAACCGGAAAACAAAAGCTCGTTCATCAAATTTATAAAGTAGACATGATGGATGTATTGTTTGGATGGTTTGAAGATAACGACTCAGTTAAGAAATTAAATATGGGATATCTTAGAGAGTTCTTTGGATTCCCCGAAGAGAGTAAAGCAAATGCTCACAATGCTATTTATGATGTTGTTGACACTGCAAATATTTTTGTCAGATTTATGAAGTATCAACGTAAGTTAAACTCTAAGACTAATTTTGAGAAGTCGTTTGCAAATGCTCCTATGGATATTACTATATAAGAGGAACTAATGGTTCAAATTGAAGATATCAAAAATTTTGAAGACGAAGCGACTTGGGATTTGATTTGTAGCGGAAGAACTAAGGGGGTTTTTCAATTGGAGTCCAGACTGGGTTCCAGTTGGGCAAAAAGGGCGCAACCTCGTTCTATTGACGAATTAGCTGACTTAGTATCCATTATTCGCCCCGGTACGCTAGAGGCCGAATTAGACGGTAAATCCATGACCAAGCACTACACAGACCGCAAGGCTAAGATTGACGAGACCAAATATTTACACCCGGCACTGGAAACGGTACTGGGTAAAACTTATGGAATTATCGTTTATCAAGAACAAGCTATGCGTATTGCTACAGAAATTGCTGGCTTTACACCTGAAGAAGCTGACTCACTTCGTAAAGCTATGGGCAAAAAAGATGCAGCACTTATGAAAGAAGTTGAAGAGAAGTTTATCAATGGAGCAAAAGCTAAAGGGCTAGTAGATAACGTATCAGCAGCTAAGATTTTTGAATGGATTGCCGCATCTGCTCGCTATTCATTTAACAAATCTCACGCTGTGGCATACGCTATCAATTCATTTGCTTCGGCTTATTGTAAAACTCACGATCCAATTAAGTTCTATACTGTATATTTAAACAATGCTTCTAGTAAACCAGACAAGCAACGAGAGATAAAAGAACTTGTTATGGATGCAAAGCTACAAGGAATTGAAGTTCTGCCCCCTAGACTTGACTTCTTTTATCGTCGCTTTACAATGGATAGAGCTAGGAATGTCATATACTTTGGATACAGCGATGTTAAGAATGTTGGAGAGGGTGAGCAAGAGACATTAGCTAGAGTTGTCAAAGAAGCGGAAGGCGTCACAGGAAAGTCTATTAAAGAATTTAATTGGCTGGAGTGCTTATTTCTTATTGGCAATGAGATCAAGAAGAATGCATTTATTTCTATTATTAGTGTTGGTGGCTTAATTGGAAAGAACAATAAGCTAAACAGGAATAGAATGGTCTTTGAATTTGATATTTGGAATAAGCTAACTATCAAAGAACAAGGATGGATAATAGACAATTGGAAAAGCACAAAGATGGCTAATAGTGCATTCATTGAGTTAGTCAATAGAATGATTAATAATAACGAGAAGATTAATTCTCGCAGGATTACTTCCGTGCTAGATATCTATCAAGCCTTGCAAAATCCTCCTTATTCACTTGAGGACGATTATGTGTGGATTGCAGATATAGAACAGAAGCTTATGGGGTGTTCTTTGACTTGTTCTCAAGCAGATAACTTGGCGTTAGATGATGTTAATATTACTTGCAAAGAAATTGCTAATGGCGAAGTAACTAAAATGCAAGATGCTAAATTAGCAGTGAAAATAAACCAAGTTAGAGAATATAAACTAAAGAGAGGACAACATGAGGGCGAGTTTATGGCATTTGTAATTGCCGAAGATAGTTCTGGTGAATTAGATTCTATTACGGTTTTTTCTGAAGAATTTTCCCAGTATAAGAAGTTGCTTTTTGAGGGCAATACGGTATTATTATATGGAGAAGTCCAAGAGAAAAAGGAAAAATCATTTGTAGTTAAAAAAGTATTTCAAATTTAGGAGTTCGCACTTTATGAATAGTTGTCATTTTGTAGGAAAGTTGGCAGCAGATCCTGAGCTAAGAGAAGTTAACGGCACACATGTCGTTAATTTTTGTTTAGCTGTTGAAGATTATCGCAAGGATAAAGAAGGAGAAAAACATCGTCAAGTTAATTTTCTTGATTTTGAAGCTTGGGATAGCGGAGCTACAACCATAGCTAAACACTTTAAAAAAGGCGATATGTTAATTATTGAATCGGAAGCTCGGCAACACAAGTGGACATTCAATGATCAAAAAAGACAAAAAATTGTATTTAGGGTCAAAACATTTAAATCAGCAGGATGTAAAACGGAATAACATATGAGACGAAAAAAAGTTCTATTCGTAACGGAAGCATCTTTCCATCCAACAGGATATTCCGTATACACAAAAGAAGTCTTGGCAAGACTACATAAAAATCCAAATATTGAAGTGGCCGAATTGGGTTGTTTCACAGGTCCAGAATCACCAGAAATTAAAAATATTCCTTGGAGATTTTACGCCAATATTCCACCTGAATCAAATAAAGAATATATGGATACATATAATTCTTCAATGAGTAATAAGTTCGGAGAATTTTCATTCAATAGTGTTCTACTTGATTTTCAACCAGACTTTGTTATGGATATCAGAGATTGGTGGATGTTGGAATTTGAAGAAAGATCGCCTTTTAGGAATTTTTTCAATTGGGCCATCATGCCAACAGTAGATGCGGAACCGCAAAACACACAATGGATGGACACATTCTCGACTGCTGATGCAGTATTTGCATACTCTGAGTTTGGTAGAGATGTTATGCTAAGGCAGTCAAAGAATATTAATTTTATTGACGTTGCTTCTCCTTGTGCAAGCGATAGCTTTTTCCCTATAAAAGACAAAAAAGCTTTGCGTAAAGAGTTTGGTGTAGATGAAAACGCTATTATATTTGGAACTGTGATGCGTAATCAAAGGCGTAAACTATATCCAGATTTATTCAAAGCTTTTCGATTGTTCTTGGATAAAAATCCTAGCTTATCAAATGTTTATCTATATTGCCATACTGGATATCCAGATGTCGGATGGGAAATTCCAGATCTCATTAAAGAGAATGGGTTAGGCAATAAAGTGTTGATGACTTATAAATGCAAAAAATGCAATAAAGTTAAATCAATGTTCTTTAACGATGCTGTAGTTTATTGTCAGGATTGCAAAATGTTCTCTTCCACGCTAGCGGGGATTGGGAATAAGATGGAGGAAACCGAATTAAATAAAGTATACAATTTATTTGATGGTTATATTCAATGGGCAAATAGCGAAGGTTGGGGAATGCCACAACTTGAAGCTGCATATACTGGACTTCCAATTATATCAGTTCATTATTCAGCTATGCAATCATTAGTTGATAATATCAAGGGCATCGGAGTTAAGCCTTTAGGATTTTATAAAGAACTTGAAACCGGATGCAATAGAGCCATTCCTAATAATCAAGAGCTAGCCAATGTACTTAGCTCTCTATCAACAGATGCAACAAAGAGAAAATACACAGCTACAAAATGCTATGAAAATTCCAAGAAGATTTATAATTGGGATTACACAGCAGATAAATGGCTGAAGTATTTCTTAGAAACTCCTGTTCCCGAATTAAGTCAAACATGGGATTCGCCTTCTAGGATATTTAATCCTGCAACTAGAATTCCAGATCAAATCTTACAATCGCCTCCGATTGAACAAGTTAATTGGCTATTCGTAAATGTATTGGGTAGACCAGACCTAATAAACAAATCTATGTGGAAAAGAATGGCAAAAGATCTTATGTATAGATCAACAATGACATCTCACATTGCAGGATATTATTATAACGATTACTCTCATCCAGATATGGAAAAAAGATTTGAAGAGTTTACAATAGATAAAGCTCTACAGACATGTTTAAATATGAGAAATAATTTTAATCAATGGGAATCAATTAGATTGCAAAAGGTTAACGCTAAATGAAAATTAAATATATTGGAAATTTTAATGATGGAACGGGCTGGGCAAAAGCTGCTACCTATAATGCTTTAGCATTAGATGCGGCTGGCTATGATATATACTGTGAAATTATTAGTTATAACAGTAAAGTCCCTAGCGATAAAGTACTTGAACCAAGAATTCAAGAATTGTTAGATAAAAAGACTGAAGAAGTTGATACTATTATTTATCATATGTTGCCTAGCGATTATAGATATAATGTAGGCGTAAAAAATATTGGATGTCTTGAATTAGAAACTTTAAACTTATCTAATACTTTATGGATTAAAAAAATCAATATGATGGATGAGATTTGGGTTCCAAATCAAGCGTCTAAAAACTGCTTAGTAAATTCAGGAATATCAGAAGATAAAATTAAAATATTAAACCATTCCTTTAACTTTGATAGCGTTGCTTCTGCGGAAGAAAGAAATACTATCGCCGGACTAAATGGAACTTTTAACTTTGCTTTCGTTGGAGAGTTTGTAAGTAGAAAAAATTTAGAAGCTTTACTTATCGCTTTTCATAATGAATTCGATAAAACCGAACCCGTTAGCCTTTTGATTAAAACAAACGGTAATCCAGAAAATATTAATCAGTTTTGCGAATCCGTAAAAGTCAAAATGAAGAAAAGCAATAAATATAAAAAAGAAGTAGTTATATGCAATCAGCTAGAAGAAAAAGATCTATTCTCTTTATTAAAGCAGTGTCATGCACTTGTTGTGCCAAGTAGAGGTGAGTCATGGTGCTATCCCGCTCTGGAATCTATGGCATTAGGATTGCCTGTGGTATACACTAGTGGGATTGGAATTGACGAGTATGATGTAAGTGGACTATCTGTTGCCTCTCACGTAACCCCATGTTTTGGAGCCAATGATACACTGCAAGATTTATATACATCGGAAGACAATTGGCTTGAAATTAATATATTAGACTTGCAAAAGAAGATGAGAGAAGTGTTTACTCTATATCGAGAAGAAAGAGATTTATATAATCAAAAATCTAGTCAATGTATTGAAATGGCATCTAAATTTAATTTTACAAATAATGAATCGGTAAGGAGTATCCTATGAAAGTTTATATTGGAAGTAGAGAGATTCAAGATCAAGCCTTTAAAAGTATCAAAGATGTCTCATTATTACAAGCCATCGCTGATGATGCAGAATGTACTAATGTTATCCTAGACGGGGTATTGCGTAAATATACTTTGTCTGAAATTGCAAATGTATTAAATACAGCTTTGTCAAAATTAAGAATCGGCGGGGAGTTAGTTATCAGCGATTTGGACTTCGATCTAATTATCTTTGCCCATAAGAAATTGTCAAATATGATTGAATTAAATAAGATGGTTGAAACAATAGGTGGATTTAAATCATTTTTGACTTATGAACTTGTATCGGATATGGTAAAAAGTAATCCTAGAATAAGTCTTATTTCTGTAGACATAACAAATATCGAATTTAAATTAGTATTTAAGAGGGTATAATGAAGACATATATTTTTTCATGTGAAAATTGTAAACACGCAGATATAGCCGATGGAATTCAGACTGGTTGCAGCTTACACAAGCTGCAATCTTTTATTGATCAAGAAAAAGCATCTTTAAATCCTGAAAGTAATTTTTATGATTTAAACAGAGTGTGCCTATCAAAAAACTCAGATGAAGTCGCGCTAAAAACAAAAATAGGATATGTGTTTATTCTTAACGAGGTGTCAAAATTAGAAACCTTAAAAGAAAATATACATCTTTGCTTAGAAAATAATCCTATTTGGATTGGAGTTGTTCATAACTTACCAGAAGCTAACGACAATATCATAGAGTATTTTAAAGATGTACCATGCTTGCATAATATTATATGTAATTATGATCTTATAGATGATATCTATAAACCAGATCAACTACTTAAAAAGTATAAAAATGGATGGACTATTGTCAATGTAGTAGGCGAAGAATTCAATAAAGATTTGTGCTTAACCTTAGAAAACTATATTAGCAATAATGAGCAACCTGTAGGTCTAATTAAAGACGAGGGTGAATCCGTAAATAATTTCTGCTTCTTTAATATTATATATAAATTCCTAAAGGGTAGCAAGCCGGATATAAACGAAGAAACTGACGAAGTTACATTTGCAACATACGAAGAGAAGATCATGGCTATGTCGCCCGATATGATTAAGACATGGAAGGAAATCTATGAGATCAACCGTAATTCTTCCAATTGATGATAAAGAAGATGATGTTGTCAGCTCGATAATAAACCTGTTACAGAGCAACATAAAGCCCACAAATATATGCGTTATTGTAAACAAATCTATGGATGAGGCAAAAAAGGAAACAATCAAAGCTTTTTTTAGAAGTTGTTGTGACGATAGTCCTTATATAGAAGAGTATGAGCAAAATTATAAGGTTTGCAAAAAGACAAGAGAAGGTGTTAATTTCTTGAATATGATTGTCAATGGAAAAAGTGACAATGATATGAAAAATATGGCTTTTGAATATATGAAAAATGATACAGACATATTTTTTACAATGGATTCAAATACTAAATATTCACCTGAGTTTATAGAAAAGCATTTAGAAAAATTCACTGAGAAGATAATTGGGGCGGTTTACTCTGATTATATAATGAATAACAGCGTTGTTCTTTTGGATTCAATACATAGCTTATTAGATCATAATGTAGATTGTAAACATGTAGCATTCAGATCTACTTTATTTTCAGATGGACCTTTTGATGGAGATAACTTTAGCGTTATCAAAGCGGGTTATCAAGACTCAATAATTAGACATATTCCTGAACCACTATATTCAACATGAGTAGATATGTAAGAAAAATCAAAGGGAAGAATTTCCCGCAAATTCAAATAGTAATTTTAGCTGCCGGATTGGGAGCCAGAACTAAATCTTACGAACCTAGATGTTTATTAAAAACTAATAATAAAAAAACAATTCTAGAAAATCAAATGGATATATTGGAAAATATATTTAATAAAGCAGAAATTAGTATAGTTGGTGGATTTGGAATTGATAAGATAATTAAAAAGGTTGGTAAAAGAGCAAGAATTATTGAAAACCAAATGTATGAAAATACAAATAGTGGAGAGAGCTTAAAGCTTGCTGTAAATAATTCCTTGCTAGACAATGTATTATTCTTGCATGGCGATTTAATAATATCTGACTCTATATTTGATAATGCTAATATAAATCAATCATTTTTACTTATTGATAAGTTAGGAAAGTTTGAAGAAAAAGAAGTCGGCCTAACTATTGTAAACAATAAGGCTACAGTTTTATCATATAACCTACCTACAAAATGGTGTCAGATTGCTTTCTTGGCAGAGAACGAGTTAGCTATATTGCGAAAATTATTTTTAAAACCTGATTTTAATCCAAAATTTATGTTGACTTTTGAAGTTATAAATAAGATAATAGAGAATGGTGGAAGTTTTAATTGTTTTGACATTGGAAATAGTTTTATAAAAGAAATAGATAGTTTAAAGGACATTAATAATGAAAATTTTAGTAGATAGCACTTTGACATCGTATGCTAAGCCAGCTATTCTTTGCGGATTTCAAGCTTTTAGACATGACCCTAGACAAATCCCAACTTTCGATACTTTTGATATGGCAAGTCCAGACGTATATCTAGCGGACGCCGACTTGCTAAATCCAACTGTTTACAAAAATATTCAAGAGCGACCATCATTAAAAGTATGTGTAGTTCAAAAAGATGCAGGAACTGATCACGCGAATAAGAAAAGTTTTACAGAAATTTTTTCAAATCTATACGAATGGATTAATGATCCGGGCCATGCAGATATAGTGGAATATTCAAAAGCAAATTATATGCCAGAATACAAATCGGATATAGTGGCAATTGAAGAAGATGGGTCCCCCATAAGGGGAATTGAAAATATAGATCTTCCAAGTTCAATTATTTTTAGAATTTTTTCAAGTAGATTAATTAAAAATAATAAGTACTGTGGATATCTACAAGACAATGTAAGAAAGCACTTCTTTAAATCTTCTAGATTGAGCGTCTCAGAAGGAAATAATATATACAATTCAATTATATGCGGATGTTATCCGATTAGTGTATCTGACGATATAGTCACTGAATTAAATATAAATCATTCAATAAGACTAAAAGAAATGAATGAACAAATCCTAGATAGTAATACAAATTTTCATGCGTTGTCTAGAATACTTGATAAATTAGGACTAGAAAAAGAAGCGGATATCTTAAATAAGAAAGTGAAGGATCTATTATGAATTTAGGTTTTGTAGTAAACAATTTGGGCAATTCAGAAAAAATTTATGATCTTTTGAATTTTGTAAAAAAAGTTCCAGAAATAAATAATAGGATCAACCCCTGTATATTCTTTCAAAATGCATTACCTCCTCTATTAGATCCAAGTTGTCTAACGATGAATATACTTGGGATATCAAATTTCACAGGTAAAGTTGTGGCGCTTGATATAGAGTCAGCTCAAGCAGTATATAATAATAATTCTATAACAGAAAATTGGCTATATTTATATAGTATCCCTTGGCTAAATTCTGTTGTTAATTATCAGGGCTGTTTAGATATTATGAAGAATTTTAAAATTGTAGTAAAAAGCAAATCTCAACAGGAGATTGTAAAGAATTTTACTGGATTTGACAATATACACGTAGCAGAAAATATGGAAGCCCTACTAAAATGCTTGACATAAACAAGATTATACAAGAGTACAAAGAAGGTAAAAGCATCAGAGAGCTTGCCAAGGCTTATAGTACTTATCCAAATAAAATTGCTAGACTGATTAAAAATACAGGAATGGAACTTAGATCAAAAGAAGAAGCTGCAAAAGTTGCTATTGGTCTGGGCAAAATTAAACCACCAATGCTTGGTAAAAAAAGAAGTCAAGCTGAAAAAGAAAACATTAGCAAAAAAAGATCTAAAAAGTGGAAGGACATGAATGCTGACGATTTAGAGATTTTTAAAAAGAACGCCAAGGATCGGTGGGAATTGCAAACATCAGAAGAAAAAATTGATCGACAAAAACGAGCTGGAGAAGCACTTCGCCGAGCCAGCACTGAAGGATCAAAAGCTGAAAAATTTGTTTATGAACACTTGACAAAAGCTGGGTATGAGGTTATAATGCATAAGGTCGGATTGATTCCCGGCGAAAAGTACGAAGTGGACTTGTTTCTCCCTTCAATGAGGGTTGCTATTGAAATAGATGGGCCTCAGCACTTTCTTCCTATTTATGGAGAAAAGAATCTAAGGAACAATATAAAGTATGACGCAATTAAAAACGGCGCACTTATTTCGCGTGGAATATGTGTAATAAGAATAAAATATCTATTAAGAAGTTCTTCCCAGAACACTAATAGAAGAATCTTAGACCTTATTAAAAAAGAACTAAATAGAATTGAACAAACCTTTCCAGATCCTGCAAATAGATTGATAGAAGTGGAGATATCCAATGAATGAAGACGAAAGCGTATTTGACTTATCAACACCCACAACAAATGTAATTGAAACTGCTAGCGATGTCCCAGACATGCTTTCTCCTGAGTGGCATGACTATGTTATGACTAAATTTACAGATACAGAACTAGTAGAAATTAACGGAGAACGATATCCAAATTGCTATGGATTGCGTAGAGTAGTTGAACTCCTTATTGGTAGCATTGTAGAAAGCAGACCAACAAACCTTATTATGTCCCCCGACTCAAATGGTAATACTCCGGGCCGAGTAACATGTATGTATGAAGTTGTTGTTCGCGACCATGAAACAGGAATGCTAAAGAAATACGGGGATGTGGCAGAAGTGTTCTCTCTTAACTGTGATGATCTTTTCCTTGCATATCCTGCTGCGACCGCTGTAACACGCGCAGAGGGGCGTTGCTTGAGAAAGCTACTCAAAGTACGTTGCGTTGCAGCAGAAGAACTGACGCGAAATAAGGACGTTGGCAAGGCTGTTAGGGATATGATTAAATCAGCTCCAACAGACGGTTCTTATCAAGAAGAAGATCCTTTGAGCGGAGCGCAGATCAAAGCTATTGAAACTCGATGTGGATTACTAGGAATTGATATCATGAAGTTTATCAATAGCGGAGAAAAAACTTACGGCAAACTTGAAGACGTAAGAAAGAAAGTGGCGATTAAAATGATTGGCTTGCTAAACGAGTACCAAAATAACAGTAAACCAATCCCATTAAATATCTTGAAAGGCAGTGAATAATGAGTTTTACAATTACAAAAACAGTTGGCAGTGTTACGATTGGCGTTGAAGCAGATAAGACGACAGACGCCTTTAAAGACTTGTCTAGTCTTGAAGAGGTGTTTGGTATTTCTTGTTGTGGTAAGTGTGCGTGCGAAGACTTGACTCACGTAGTCCGAAAGGATGCGGAAGAGAATGAATATTATGAACTTCGCTGCACGAACAGAGATTGCCGTGCAAAGCTCGCTTTTGGATTGCATAAGAAAGGTGGAGGTATGTATCCTAAACGCAAGGACAAGGACGACAAGTGGCTTCCTGATGGCGGCTGGATGAGATGGGACGCAGAGAAGAAGAAAGAAGTCTAAATTAAAATACAGGTATCAAAAAAAGGTAAATAATTATAGTTTAGCCGATTGATACCTATCAACAATTATAATAAAAAAGCCCCGGTATTATCCGGGGCTTTTTTTATATCGCCACAATTTGTCATCGTTCGTCTTCAATTGTGGTACGAAAGTGAGTCGCGACTCGAAACGATAAAAAGGTCGCCAGCTACTTTTTCGATATTATAGATATTCTAACGATATGTATAATGCATAACTAGACTTTGCACCAATTGTAAGTGGCCTAGCACTTAATGCAACAAACCACATATGATTTGTATGCGCACCGGAACCACCCCATGATAGCGTGTGATTAGTTGAGGGGGTGACAAGAGGATCACCACTTGCATTATATGTAGTAGCAACTCCAAGAGTAGTTTGATATGCTTCATTGGCATATTGCGCGTATTTAGGAACAAGTGTAGCGGTGTTAGCAATAGCTGTTAGTCCAGAACCGCTTGGTCCCGGAGAATTTAACAATGGAACAATAAGGCCGGTTCCACCGACTGTAAATGTTCCAAGGTTAGCTCCAACAAGTCTGCTATCTGGATTACCACTACCGCCCTGACTAAAAGCGTTATAATCAGTAAAATTATAAAAACTCACTCCAACAGAATTCACATAGCGAGGTCTTACAGTCTTATCTGTCCCATAGACAGAGCCACTGGGCCAAGGCGCACCCCACCAAAAAGCATCTCCTGACGCATAGCCCAAAGTTGAAACAAAATCATTTCCGGGCTGAGCTATCCATCCATCAGTGCCACCATGAGCAATACCGCTAAAGTTTACAATTTCTGCAACCTTAGTAACAACGCCTGTTGCCGGATAATCTATATTAGTACGATCATAAATTCTAAGTTGACAATTTTGGACGTTAACAGATGTGCTATGATTAAAATTAATTCTTAAGGTCGCAGCTTTGCTATTAGTTCTTAGCAAAACTCCTGTTTGACCGTCAATTAAGCAATGTATCCCAGTTGGATTATTGCCGCCTTGATTAAAATCTCCTAAAAATCTAGTATTCCTAGCAGCACCCCTAGGGTTGCCACCAAGTCCATCTGTAACATAAGTAGATCTTTGGTATTCAGTAGTCGGAACACTATTTCCATAATTAGCTCCAAAGAATCCAAGACCCGAACCATTGACCCCAATTGCGGTCTGGTTGTCCAAAACACTAAAAGTTATGTCTGCCATTAAAACCTCCTACATAGGAAAAAAGTGATATATCACCATATTATACACACTACCATTTATCTATGGGGCATTTTTCAGAATTCCAAGAGGCTTTAAGTTTTAGAAAACATCCACAATTCTTGCACCTAGACGCATCCGCATCAAAAAATTCACAACCTCGACAGATCTTCATTCTATTTTCAAACTCTTCGTCTGAAACTTTTTTAAATCCATCTTTTGCATGTTCAAATGCAGCCTTGCCTAGTCTGCCAGCAAGATTAAAGATGTCACTCATATTAAGATCTCCGTAGTCTCAGATTCAGGTGTATCTTTATAAAGAACAGATATTTCAAAGTCTTCTTTGATATCAAGTAAATCTTTAACGTATTCCTTGAATTTAACTAAAGAATCGTGACCACACTCTATTAATAAATTAACAACGTGTGACATAAAAGACATGATTGTAGGTTCAATCAAATTCTTTTCAGCGCAAGCTGTGCATCCACCTTCTCTTGACATTTCTTGAACTATCTTATATCCAGCTTCTTTTAAGTAATAGAATTCGGGAACTCTACTATAAAAGGTTTCTTGAACTAAAATTTCTTTAATCAAATCTCTATCTAAATTTATTTTCATTTTTATTATCCTTAAATAACATCATCACAAGTTAATTCTAGCCCTCTGCATGGTAAAACTCCCACGGTTTTACCTACAAATCCAAGTCTACTCCAGTTTGGAAAAGGATATTTAACATCATCAAAAGTA